TCACAGCGGCCGAAGGAAGCGGGCACGCCGCACCGTGCCGGCGCCCCAGACCGGGCTGAGCTGGGCGACGGCGATGTCGAGCGCCGCCGGCAGCGCGCCGAAGCGGTCGATCTGGGCTGCCGTCGAAAGGTTGTAACGGGGCTCGACGGTCTCTACGGTCAGATTGCTCCCCGCGCCGTCGCCGATCTCGACCCGGTAGCGTTCCGCCTCTTCGCCGAGCGGCACCTCGTTCGCCGCCCAGTTGTCGCCACCGATGCGCGTGCGCCGGATCCAGGCGAGCGAAATCGCTCCGTCGCCGGCAAAATCGGCGGAGAGATGCACCGGCGAGAGCGGCCGCACCGACCGCGCACCGATGGCGTGGCTCTGCGAGACGACCGCCGCGTCGCTTCGGCTGCGGCCGAGCGGCTGCACGCGATAGTCGAGGACGCGGCCGATCTCGCCGGCGGTGACACTTAACGCCTCGCTCGACCCGTCGAGAAGGGCGAACAACGCGCCGGTCAGAGCGCCCGCCGCCATCGCATCCTCGGTCCCGCCCTGCGCCCTGAGGAGGCGGCTCAGCCGGAATTCTCCCGGCGCGATTTCCGCGGCGCTCTCGAACTGCAGCACCTCGAACCCGCCATCGGCGCATTCGACGGCACAGACATTGCCGCCCGCAAAGAGCGATGCCGGCGAGACCGAGGCAAGCGCGCCCCGTGGCAGCGACACGGTGAAGGCGTTGGCGGGGTCGACCCGCCCTTCGGGGCCGGGCAGGAGGTCGGAGGTCAGCCGGCCGAGGATGGCAGGCCGTGAGACGCGCGCACGCGGTTTCAGCACGCCATCGTTGGAAAGGCTCGCGACCTCGTATCCGGCGAAGGGCGAGGCCCCGACGGCGACCCTGGCACCGTCGAACCCGCTTTCGCCCGGCGGCAGCGGCAGGTCGAGGAAGGCCGCGAAGGGGCGCGAGGCAAGGTTCGGCCGGGTGGGCGTGGTGGTGACGATCGCATCGCCGCCGGGGACGCTGCCGCGCCATGCAGGCAGGCGCCGGGCCGTCACCCGCTGGGACAGCCCCGTCTCGATCCGCGTCACCAGCCATTCGCCGCCATGACCGCCGAGCGAGAGGACGTCGCCGACGCTGAGCGACAGAAGGCTCGCCGGCACCGCGAAGCTTGCCGTTTCGGAGACGGCGCCGCTTTCGGCGAGGATCCCCGCTGCAAGGCTGATCGCCTCGCTCTCGCCGAGCACCGCCGGCACGCTGACGATCTGGCGGCGCGGCGAGCCGACGCTCGCCCGCATCGCCTCGGCGCTGCCCGCCTGATAGTCGCGCCACGGATCGAGGAAGGACAGCGCCACGGCATCGACGGTCTCTGCCGCCTCCGCCCGGCGCAATTCGACATAGGGCTCGTCGTCGGCGTCGACGAAAGCGGTGACCGCGCTGCCGGCACGCAGCCGCTGCAGCGAGTGCGCGACGAGCCTGCCGTCTTCGACATGGCCGACGGCGCCGACAAGCTGGAACAGGCTTTCGAGGCTGTCGCGCGCCGAGGCCGGGCCGGTCTCCACCCAGCCGCCGAGCACGGCGTCGAGCCCCGTCAGGTCGTAGTCGGAGATGCCATGACCTTCGAGGATCGCGGCGACCAGCCGGTCGAGCGGCGCATCGGCGAGCCGGCCGGTCAGCCAGTGGCCGAGCCGCCAGTTCTCGCCGTCGCTCCAGACGTCGTTGCGTCCGGGAAAGGCGGGAAACGGCCGCGCGTCGAAGGTCCAGAGATGGATCGCCGCCGGATCGACCATCCGCCCGCCATAGAGCGGCGAGAGCGGGTTCGCCGCATCGGAAAATCCGGCGTGGCCGGGCGTCCAGTGGCCGAGATGCGCCGCGAGAAACCGCCGCTGGACAAGGTCGTCGCGCCCGCCGGTCGAAAAATGCGGAAAGGCGCTTTCGGAGGACTTCGGATCAACGAAGAGGTTGGGCTGGTTCGGCCCCTTGTCGATCGCCGGACAGCCGAGTTCGGTCAGCCAGAGCGGCTTTGCCATCGGCACATAGGCGGTCGGTTCGGCAAGCTCTAAGCCGCCGCGGCGCTCGAAATGTTCGTTCGACCACCAGGAGACGAGATCCTTCGGCCGGAAGACCCAGGGCTTGCCATGGGCCCCGTCGGAGATCGGCTTGCGCTGCTTCTCCGCCCGGTCGGCCTCGCTTTCATAGTACCAGTCGAAATATTCGCCCGCGGCGATGCCGGCGGCGAGCCCGGCGCGATCGTGGATGGAGGGCGCCTCGGGCTCTGGATCGCCGTCGCGCCAGTCGGCGATCGGCAGATAGTTGTCGATCCCGATGGCATCGATTGCCGAAAAGGCCCAGAGCGGATCGAGATTGAAGAAGACGTCGCCCGAGCCGTCCTCGGGATGATAGCCGAAATACTCGCTCCAGTCGGCGGCATAGGTGATGGTCGCGTCCGGCAGGATCTGTCTCACGCCTTCGGCAATGGCGATCAGCCCCTCGACGAAGGGAAAGCGTCCCGCCTCGTCGCGGATGCGGGTGAGGCCATGCAGCTCCGAGCCGATGACGAAGGCGTCGGCGCCGCCGCGCGCGGCAAGATGCGCCTGGTGGAAGATCATCCGCCGATAGGACCATTCGGCCGGGCCGGAATAGTTGATGCGGCTGCCGTCGATCGTGAAGTCGCCGGGCGCGGCATTGCCGAGAAAGGCCGCGATCGCGTCCCGCGCCGCCGCGGTTCCGTCAGCGCTGCCCGCCCGGCCGACGGCGACGTCGAGACTGATCCTCCCGCGCCAGGGAAAGGCGGCCTGTTCCGTGTCGCCATAAGGGTCCGGCAGGCCGTTGCCGGCGGGGATGTCCATCAGCAGAAACGGGTAGAAGGTGACCTTCAGTCCGCGGTCCTTCAGCGCCGCGATGGCGCGGATGACGCCGGCATCGCTCGGCGTGCCGCCATAGGCCGGGCTGCCATCGAGGCTGGAGACCGTTGCGGCATCGCCGCGCCGGAGGCCGCTGACCCGCCAGTCCTCGCTCTCGTCGCGCCGGGCGGTTTCGACCTTCGGGCGGATCCTGCAGGTGCCGGCGCGAAGGTCGTCGCCGAACCACGAGACGACCAGCGCCGCCCGTTCCAGATCGGGGCAGAGCGCGACCAGTTCGTCGATGGAGGCGACGAGGTCGCTGTCGCCGAAGAGGATATTGCGGTTGATCAGCCGGTCCTCGCCTTCCGCCAGCCGCTCGCGGACGGGTTTCGGATCGAGCCCGTGCTCGCTGGCACCGGGGATGATGGTGACGGCACGCAGCCGCTCTTCGAGCTCGCCGATCGGCCGCAGCACCTCGCAGGCGATCTGCGGGATGCGGTTGCCCCAGCTTTCGAGCGGCAGGCGCTCGAAGACGAGATAGGCGAGCCCGCGATAGGCAGGCGCATTGCCGGCGCCCTGCTTCACCTCGATCAGCGGGTCCGGCAGCTGGTCCTCGTCGCCCGGATAGAAGCGGACGTCAATTTCGGAGAGGTCGATCTCCTCGCCATCTGCCCAGATCCGCCGGATCGCCGCCACCGGCCCTTCGCAGAGCCCGACGGCGACATTGCCGAAATAGCTGTAGGTGGTGACTTCGGTGGCGGGCTCGCCGCCCTTGCCGCCCTGCCGTTCGGTTTCCTTCTCCTCCTCGAAGCGGGTCGTCCAGATCACCTGCCCGGCCACCCGCGCCGTGCCGTAGACGCGGGCGATGCCGCCGCCCTCGTCGGCCGTCATGATCCGCGCGGTCTCGAGCCGCGGCCCCTCGAAGCGCCGGGTCTCGGCGAACAGCTGGCGGTCGATGGCCGAGCCGGCGAGCGCGCCGGCCGCCCGGCCGATCACCGCGCCGATCGGGCCGCCGAGAAAGCTGCCGAGCGCCGCGCCCGCCGCCTGCAGAACGATGGTCGCCAAGGTTCACTCCACAAGCTGGCTGGACGGGTAACGGAAGGCGCCGGCGATCCGCCCCCGCCAGCTTTTCGGCAGCGCCGTCGAGACGACGGCGGCGCCCTGATAGGCGTGGATGATCCGGCCGCCCTCGTCGAGGATGGCACAATGGGTGGCCGGCGCGCCGCTTCGCCAGCGAAACAACAGGACATCGCCCGGCATCGCACTGTCCGGCTCAACCGGCACAAGGTGCTGCTGCGCCGCGTCCATCAGCCTGTCCGGCCCGGCCCGCAGGCTCCAGGACCTGGCATAGGCGCCCGGCTCCTCGGGCTCGGCGCCGCAAAGCTCGCGCCAGACGCCGCGAAGCAGGCCGAGGCAGTCGCATCCGATGCCTTTCGTCGAGCCCTGGTGCCGGTAGGGGGTGCCGAGCCAGCTTCGCGCGATCCCGAGGGCGCGCAGGCGGTTATCCTTGCTCATCGCACCACCGGCGAGCCGTCGTTGCGCCCGCCGGTCTTGGCGATCGCCAGCCCGGCATCGGTGCCGGGAATATGAGGAAAGCCGCGAAAGTTCAGCTGGTTGGCGAAGCGATCCCGACAGGTCGCAAAGCGCTTGTCGCAGCCCTGGACGATGCGGAAAGGGTCGCCGGCCGCGATCCTCGCGACGATCGTCTCGGCAAGCGTGAACCGCACCCGTCCCGTGGCGAGCGCGACGGCCGAGGCGATGTCCGCGGCGAGACCGGCCGCCTCCCCGCCGTGCATCGTCAACCGCCCGAAGGCGTAGCGATCGGGCGCCGCGCCAAGCCCGGTCGCGGTCTCGACCCAGCCGTCGCCGGCAGCATGAACCTCGCAATCGACCGTGAAGGGCGGCGCGGAGAGGTCGACGCGGCAGCGGGCGTCGCCGAGCACGGCGTCGCAGCGCCGGCGATAGAGCCTGCCGCGCACTGCCTCGAGACGTGCGACGATGCTCCTCAGCTCGGCGGTGAAGGCGGTCTCGCCGCGCCGAACCTCGCCGAGATCCGACACGTCGACCCTGACATGGGCAGAGACGTTCTGCCAGTCGACGACGAAGGTCTCGATCCTAGCGCCGTCGAAGCGGCCGGCGGCGATGTCGGCCTCGTCGATCGCGGCGGCGGAGAGCGCGCCTTCGACCTCGCCGGTCGTCGCACCGAGCCCGAGGGCCGCCTCGGCCTCGCTGGCGGAAAGCCCCGTCGCCGCCTCGAAGCGCGTGTCGTCGAAGCTGATCGCCTCGTCATGGTCGGTGAAGCCGAACACCATCCCGTCGCGCCTCGTCAGGCGCCAGCAATTGGCGAGCGTCGTCACCGGCCGCTCGATCGCCGCTGCAAGCTCCGGCGGAAGCGTCCTCATGGCCGCACCTCGATCAGCGGAATGGTCGGGATGTCGCCGGCCTCGAAGGCGGCGATGTTGATGGCGATCTGGTCGGTGTCGAAGCGAACCGGCACGTCGAATTCGAAGCCGGCGGTGATTGCCGCGCCCAGTGCAGGGGCCACCTCGAAGCCGACGAGACCGGTCGTCGCATCGACGGACGCGACGGTCTCCGCCCCCGCGATCGCGATGCGGACGCTGCCGGCGACGGGCTTTTCGATCGGTCGTCGATAGGCGCCTTCGCCGCTGCCATAGAGCTTGGCCAGCGGAAATTCCCGGGTTTCGCCGTCGCCGGTGCCGATCCGTTGGTCGAGCGGCGTGATCGGCTGACCGAGGCGCGCCGACGCATGGTCGAGCGGATCGCGAAAGCGGAATGCCGTCAGCCGCCCGCGCATCGCCTCGAAGAATTCGAGGACGGCTGCGAGATCCGCGAGGCTCTTCAGGCCCGAGCCCGCATCGTAGCGGCGCATCGAGCGGGCCTGGCGCTGGTTGCGCGCCTCGAACCCCGTTGAAAGCCGGACGATGTCGGTGCGCCGCTCCGGCCCGCCGCTGGTGCCGAAGGCGATGCGCAGCGGAAATCGCTCCTCGCTGAAGGCCTCGATCGCCATGGTCAGACGCCCCTGCGCCCGCGCGCTGCCGCCCGGGTCAGCATTGCCTGGATCTGCGCCTCGGCCCGCTTGAAGCTCGGCGCGTCAGGCGTGGTGACGTTGAAGACGATCGTCTGTCCCTCCCGTCCGGCGGGGGCCGCGACGCCCAGTGTGCCGTCGGCGCCGCGCGACAGAGGCAGGATCGCTTCCGCCCCCGCCTCGCCCATCAGCCCCACCCTGCCGCCGGCCGGAAAATAGCTCGGCGCAGCGACGACGCCGCCCTTGGCGAAGGGCATCACGGCACCGCCTCCCCCGCCGGCAGCTCCGGCAACCGCCGAAAAGAGCTGGCCGATGGCGCTCGATGCAAAATCGCCGAGCGGCTTCAACGCCGCATCGAGCGCAATCGCCGAAAGCCGCGTCGCGAGCTGTTTCAGGGCGCTGTCGAGGGACCGGCTGCCGGTCACGGCGCCGGCGAAGGCCGACGTCAGCGCCGAGCCGAACCTGTCGGCGCGGTCGGAAAGGTCCGCCAGCGCCCGATCGAGACTGGTGGTGTCGGCCTCGATCGCGACGGTGAAGGTCTCGTCCTCGTCCATGGTCTCGTCCCGTGTCGGAAGGATGTTGGCGCGTCAGCGCCGGGCATCGGGAAAGCGGCGCATCAGCCCGGCGAGCTCCCCAGGCGACGGCGCGGCGCGGCCCCGCGCCGGGGCGATGGCGCTCGCCAGTTCGCGCGGCGTCAGCTTCCAGAAGGCGTCGGATGAGAGCCGCAGCAGGCCGAAGCCGACGGCCATCGCCTCGTCCCAGGGAAAGGCCGCAGGCTCCAGGCCACCCGCCTCGCCCCTGGGGGGGCGATTTCGAGCGTCGCCGCTCAGATCCCCGCCGGCGAAGGGTTTGCGTTGCCTGTCCCGGCCGCCTCCCCGTCTGCGCCGCCGAATGCGGCCGTCAGCAGCGCGACGGCGAGCGCCGCGGCGCCGGCCGCGCCACCGTCGATGCGCATGGCGGCGACGTCGCCGTCGGTCACCTCCGCGCCGGTGCCGCGCAGCCCTGCTGCGATGATCCGCGTCAGGTCCCGCGCCGACAGCCTGCCGCCGCGAAACCGCTCGGCAAGGTCGGAGAGATTGTCGGCCGCGAAGGCATCCTCGAGTTCCGCCAACGCCCCGAGGGTCAGGCAAAGCCTCATCTCATGACCGTCGATGATCGCGGAGACCTCGCCCCGCCTGCGGTTCGCCGGCATGGTCAGATCGCCTCGAAGGAGAGCGCGCCGGCCGATTCCAGCGTCGCCTCGAAGGTCACCTCGCCGTCATGCTCGCCGCCATATTCGAGCGCCGTCACCTGGAACGGGCCGGTCACCCTGCCGAAGTCCGGGATCACCGCCTGAAAGGCCGCGACACGGGACTCGAAGAACACTTGCCGCAACGCCGCGTCCGACGCCGCATCCTTGAAGATGCCGGAGCCCGACAGCGAGGCACGCTGCACCCCGGCTCCGCCGAGGAGTTCGCGCCATCGCCCGGCGCTCTCGGAGTCCGTGACGTCGACGACCTCGGCGTTGAAGGCGATCCGGCGGCTGCGCAGGCCCGCGATGGTGGTGAAGCTGCCGTCCCCATCCTCGTCGATCTTGAGGAGGAGATCCTTGCCTTTCTGCGCGCTCATCGATCCATCCCTTGCTCGCGTCGAACCGGCGGCGATCGCCTGCCGCAAACGAAAAAGGGCGGCCCCAAGGACCGCCCTCACCAACTCTCTTGAAACTCGAGGCAACACGCCTTTCCGGTATTGCCAAGCTCGGACGCTCCTTGCGACCGCGGCAAGGATGGCCACCACCGGTTTTTCCAGCGGGTCGGGCGGCGTTGCCGGTGCCGTGTCACGGAGCTGTCTCGAATGTCTGCAACGCAGATGAAGCAAACACGAGCAGCTCTGAAGCGTCACGACGTCCGCAAGATCGTCTCCAGCTTCTTCCCTCTCGCAAGTTCGTCGACCAGCTTGTCGAGGTAGCGGATTTCCCGCATCGTCGGATCCTCGATGTCCTCCACCCGGACCCCGCAGATCACGCCCTTGATCAAGGCGCGGTTCGGATTGAGTTGAGGAGCAATCGCGAAGAACGTCTCGAAATCCGTCTTGTCCTGGAGGTGGGCCTCCAACTCTTCCTGGCTGTAACCCGTCAGCCAGCGGATAATCTGGTCGACCTCGTCTTTCTCGCGCCCCTTCCTCTCTGCTTTGGCGACGTAGAGAGGATAGACGGACGAAACGCTCGTCGTGAAGATTCGGTGCTTGACCACGTCACGCCAGCGGTTCGGTCACCGCCCGAAACCTGAGAATGCCGTGATAGGCGGACGAATCCGCCTCCCGCCGCGCCTCGGCAAATTGCAGCCGCAGATTCACCAGATGGTGGCCCTCGAGCTGCAGCGCGGCGTCGTTCAGCTTGCCGGCGACCTTGTCCATGATCTCGTAGGTCTCGGCCTTGCCGCCGCCCTTCGCCCAGACATGCAGGGTCAGGATGTGCTCGGCGCCGTCCTCGGTGCCGGTCGACCAATCGACCACCGCCGTGCGGCCAAGGGTGAGATAGGGAAAGCTCGCCCGCTCCGGGCGCCGGTCGAAGACTTTCGGCCCGCCGAGCAGTGCCGTCAGCGACGGGTCGGAGGTCAGAGCGGAAAAGATCGATTCCTGCAGGTCAGTGCTTGGATGCGCCATCGCCGTCGCCCTCGTTCAGGATGCCTCGTTCACGATGATTGCTGCGATGAAACATAACTGGAAATGGTTTGACCTGCACCAAGTTCAACGCCGCGATTTTAACTTTTTCGCTACCTTACCGTCTGCGCCGTCCCCGACCCTTGCGAGCCGCCGCCATCTTCGAACGGGGCTTTGAAAATCGCATCGATTTCAGGGGCTTTTGCGAGGCGCGAGGTCGCGGGAAGCCGGCCGGCGTTCCGGTCGCGCCCTGGCTTGCCCCGTTTGAGTAATGCCTCCTCGATGACCTTGCGGAGGCTTGCCGCCAGCCTCACGCGCTTCACCGCGACCTTGAGCTGCATCGCTCAGCGCTCCTCTTCGCAGCGGCAGACGAGATAGCGCCCGCTCTCGTCCGGGTCGTGGACGGAGAGGATGACCAGCCGCCGGCCACCGATGCGGAACGACATGCCCCGCTCGACAGAGACCGTCTTGCGCAACAGCACCCGGTGCGTCACCAGCGCCTCGCGCTGGTCGAAGCGCTCCCGCGCCTCGACGGACAGCGGCTCGATGCGCACCGAGAGATTGCGAACCTCCTGCCATCCGGTTTCGCCGCCGCCTGCCCCGTCAGGCACGATCACGGGTTCGTCCAGGGCGACGCGGCGGCTGAACAGGCCGGGATCGAGAAACAACGGCGCCATCAGAGCCGCACCCGCCGGTAAGGTGCGATCAGCCGCTCGGCAAGCGCCGGCCGAAGCGCCGGCTGCATACCGGGCTCGACGAGCGCCCGCGCCTCGTAGCTTGCGGCGACGATCACCTTCAAAGCGAGCATCAGATCGGCCGGGCGGTCCGCGTCTCCGAAGCCTGCCGAAAGCTCGATCTCGATGCCGTTCGCGGCCTGTTCGATCACCGCCGCCGAGAGCCGGAAGCCCTCGCCGCCGCGGGGCCGCTCGGCGATCGCCTGATCTGCGGCAAAGACGACCGGATTGCCCGCTGCATCATAGGCGGTGACGCCGTCGATCGAGACGAGCGGATGGCGCGTCGCCTCCACCCAGCCGTCCCGTGGTGCCGGGTCGAGGACGAGCTGGAAACTGCGGGAGGACAGCGCCAACCCGGTCTCCCGCTCGATCGCCTCGCGCGCGGCGCGGATCAGTTCGGCGATCAGCGCGTCCTCGTCGTCCCGCTCGATGCGCGCCCAGGCTTTCGCCTCGGCGAGCGAAAGCGGCTCGGCGGCAAGACCGAGGTCGATCGTCGTCATCGTCGTCTCCTGAAATGGATGGGCCCGGCCGCAACGGCCGGGCCAGCTGCGATACCCGCCCGCCGAAAGCCTCAGGCCGAGAAGTCGAGCAGCTTGGCCGCGTCGAAGTCCTGGATTCCGCCGCCGACACGCTTGGTCGTATAGAACAGGACGTAGGGCTTGGCGGTGTAGGGATCGCGCAGCACTCGGACACCCTGGCGGTCGACGACGAGATAGAACCGTGCGAAATCGCCGAAGGCGATGGCGCAGTTGCCGGTGGCGATGTCCGGCATCTCCTCCGCCTCGACCAGCGGAAAGCCCATCAGCGTCGCCCGGGCGCCGGCCGAGGCGGGCGGCAGCCAGAGATAGTTGCCGTCATTGTCCTTCAGCTTGCGGACCGCGGCCTGGCTGCGCCGGTTCATGACGAAGCTGGCATTCTGCCGGTAGCCCGCCTTCAGCTCATAGACGAGTTCGATCAGCGCATCGGCCGCCTCGCCGTCGGCAAAGCCGCCGTCCTCGCCGCTCGCCACCGTTCCGACCTTGCCCCATGTCCAGGCGCTTTCGTCGACCTTCGGATAGGTCATGAAGCCCTTCGGCTGGGTCAGTCCGTCGCCATTGACGAAGGCAGCCCCCTCCTGCGCGGCGAACGCCTGTTCGACCTCCTCGCCGATCCAGCGGTCGATATCGACCGCCGCATCGTCGAGCAGCGCCGCCGTTGCTGCCGGCATGGCGTAGAGTTCCATGGTCGGGAAGGTCAGTTCGGCGAGCTGCGGCGCGGCGGTCTGGTCGCGGTCGGCGGTCTCGCTCACCCAGCCGCTCTCGGCGCCGGAGATCGCGAAGGGCTTTTTCAGGACCGCCGTCGAGACGGTCCTGACTGCGGCGATCGAACGGATCGGCGAGATCGCCGCGAGCCGCCGGCCGATCTCCGTTTCGGTCTCGTCCGGGACGAGGAAGCCGCCATCGGCGCCGGTCAGGCTGGACATGGCCTTTGCCTCGAAGCGGCGGAGCGGCGCCTCGTCGCCGCCGCGCACATAGCGCTCGAAGGCACTCTTGTGTTCGCTCGCCGGCTCGCCGCGAACCGCCCTCTCCTGACCGAGCGCCGGGCGCATCTCCTTCAGCGCCAGGCGCTCGATGCGCTGGTTCTGGGCGTCGAGCGCCGCGGCGATCCTGTCCACCTTCTCGGCAGTGACGACGTCGCCGCCCATGCGCTTTTCCAGTTCGTCCAGCCGGGTGTCGTTCGCCTCGCGAAAGCTCTCGAAGGTCCGCCGCATCTCGTCCTGCAGACCGCGGAGTTCGGGGGTGACCGTCTTCGTTTCGAAGCCGGCAAGCGCGGTTTCGTCCATGTCCTGTCTCCTGTGTTTCCGGATTGATCGAAGGCAGCGCCTCAGGCGACGACCGTGAGCCGGGCCAGTTCCTGCATCGGGAAGGTGACGAGCGAAATCTCCCAGAGATCGATGGTCACCAGCCGGCGGCTGGCGCCGCCCGGCTCGCGCCGCGCCAGGCGGGTGCGAAAGCCGATCGACAGCCCGTCGATGGCGCCGGCCGCAGCGAGCGCCGCGGCCTCGCGTCCGCCCTTGGTGTCGAGGGCGAATTCGCCGGCGACCCGCAGCCCGGTGCGGTCCTCCACGATTTCCAGCCAGCGGCCGATCGGCCTTGCCGGATCGTGCTGCCAGAGCATGCGCACGTCGCCTGCCCTCCGGCCGATCAGCGAGGCGGCGAAGGCGCCAGGCTCGATCCGGTCGCCGGCCAGGTCGGTCGAACCGAAGATCGCCGCATAGCCGATGAAACGTCCCGGCGGCGGCATGCCGTCCCGCGGCAATGGCGCCGCGTTGCGAAAGTCCGCCACCGCGGTGGCACCGCGCGTCTCAAGCCCCGAGGCCATAGCCGACGGCCTCCCGCTTCTCGTCCCGTGTCAGGAAGTCGGCGCTGCCGACCCTCGACCACAGCGCCTCGCGCTCGGCCGAAAGCCCTTCGACAGCGTCGAGGTCGATCGAAAGCCGCAGCTCCGGTTCGCCGAGATGGCTTCCCAGCCAGCCGCCGAGGGCACCGAGGATGCGCTTGACGATCGGCAGGACGGTCAGCCGGTAGAGCGCCCGATTCGCTTCGGCATAGTTGGCATAGGTGAGGTCGCCCGGAATGCCGACGAGCATGGGCGGCACCCCGAAGGCGAGCGCGATGTCCCGCGCAGCGCCGTTCTTCGCCTCGATGAAGTCCATGTCCTTCGGCGACAGCGCCATCGTCTTCCAGTCGAGGCCGCCTTCCAGGAGCAGCGGCCTGCCGGCCCGCGACGCGCCGGAATAGTCGTGTAGCGCGCAAAACCAAATGGCGGGCCGCGCAAGATCAAACGGCGGCAGTTTGGGAGACAAACAACACCGTCAAAGCGGCTGCCGATAATTGCTGAAGGTGGGTCGGCCCGGTTATAGCTTAAGAGGCACTTCAGGAACCTCATGTAGCGCGCGATTTCAAATGAGACGACGCGACATTTCAAATGGGATCAAATTCCGGGCGGGTTTCGCCCGTTCAAAGCATGTTCGAAAGTGTGACGCGCAAGGCCAATGGCGGGCCGCCAAAGACCATACTGCGATAGGTTTGACGATCGCACGAGTTGCGCTGCAATGACGGCGTCGAGAAGATACCAGCGCGGTGCGTGCTAGCGCCGCCTACGGCTCATTGAAGGTCAGTTCGAACCAGCACGCACTCGGAAGCTAAGAATTTGCCGGGTTCTTGGACGATGACGCATTCCGCACCCCTCAGCTTTCTGCAGCGCTCAACATAAGTGTGGAATTCATCGTTGTCGTCGCTTTGCAGGAGCTCGATTGTAGGCCGAGCGCATGAGAATGCTCTCAGCTTCCAAGAGTCGTTGTCACGTTCGCCCCACACGCGCGTCGGCGCAGCTATCGAAACCCATTGTCCCGCCAAACACACGGCTGCGATAAACAGCCCGGCAACACCCTCCTCGCCGATATCACCATCGATCTCTGACACGTTCGCTTCAACGCGCAGAGTTCTTTCGTCCATAAGGGAGATCGCCGCCATCCGATTGCGATCTTCGATCAGGCTCTGCAGCGAAAACGACGTTTGACAGCCGCCAGCCTCGCGAAACACACCGTCATATTTTTCCAACATCTGCAGAACCGGACGAAACCAATCCGGCTCATCCACGCCGTTCATATTGAGCTTGCCAACCTCGACCTGCCCTCGGTCACTGGCTGCAGTCACGACGCGTTCTCCAGATAAGAGTTCGTTGATGAAGCCAAATTCGCTTAACCACTCCGCTATTGGTCGTTCGCCATCAGCCTTGACCTGAAGCTTGACCGTTAGTTTCCGGGTCGCGAAATCGACCTTTATTTCCCCCATCGCCCACCTATACAGAGCGGCCGGTCCGTCACCCAAAATTGCGGCTTCAACAGCGTAGAGCTTGCTAGGCACCGCCTTGATTTCTTGGCTATCTGGATCAACAGTCGACAAAATGCATTCGGTGACTGGCTCGGGTTCGATGCTGACCATCGCGCCTTCGACGTTTTCCGAGATTGAGAGGAAGGGCAGTTCTATGTCGAAGCGCTTTTCGGAAATCTGAAGCTCTCGTAGTGGCACTTGCTTGATCCCAAGGAACACGTCGGCGAGATCCTCACGGCTCATTTCAAAAAATTTAAGCTTGCCGCTTAACCGGTCAAAACCATAACCAACCGTGTCAATTTGGCGCTGCTTCTCCGCCGCATAACGGTCCATCGAAGGCGCCGCCACGGCTGAGAGCGCGTCGTAGAATCCTTCCTTGGTTAGAGGAACTTCAAAGCCCTTATCCGCGCCGAACCCGATTGTCAGTTTGTGAAGCGCGTCCTCCATGCGCTTCTGCCCCTTCCGAAGCCGCTTTAGAATGCTCGCGAGGTTGTCACCAAGAATGTGCACAAACCTCGCTTCAATGACCTCGCCTTCATCTCGATCGTAAACCATCATGCACACGACGGCAGGCTTCAGATCCTTGGCCAAACGTTCTGCGGCTGACAGCTTCATCGTGACGGGGCGTTTGGTTGAAGTGACGGTCTTCACCTGAACGACGACGCATTTAGCCGCGGGACGTTTGTCGTAAGGCATCAAAATATCGAAGCCCTCCAGTGGGAACTCGACTAACCAGTCTTTCCCTGTCCGATCGGGCACGGGTTTACTGCAGTGCAATCCCGCTTTGTCGCATAGGTCCTTGAATTTGTTTTCGCCGATGTCGCCGATGCGCTGAAGATCATTTCCCAACGGCGGCCGTCGACTCTTCATGTTCATTCCCCGCGGATTCACGACACACTTTTTCTAACCCTAAGCAATTTGATTGGAAACGCGTCGGATTGCTATTTTGCATAGAGATTTGCTCGAGGCGCCTGCCCCCGTCGCATGCTCAGCTGTGCCTTTCAGCCATCCTCTATCGCCAGTGCCAAAGTGCTACGCCGACGAACATGCAGAGGCGGCGCCAGCTCGAGACGCCGTCAGCCTTCAGAGCGGCGTGGAAGACGCCGGCGGCCTCGGGTGGCGACCAGCCGGCGGCGAGCAGGAAATCGTGGAGACGCGCTCCGCGCTGAAACTCAGGCTCGTCGGGAGGGAACGCCCAGCGGAGCGGCGCCGGCACAGAAACATTGTGCCGGAATTCCGCGGGCACCGTGACCGACACGCCAGACCCTTTGCAGCCAACGTCCCAGGGCAGCGGCAGGGTCGCGCGGTAGCGGCCGTCCTCGAGGAGGAATTCTCCTTCCCAATCGGTGTAGGCGCTCACGGATCCAGTCCTTCCGGCCAATGGACGTCGCTCTTGTAGTCAAGCGGGATGGGGTTCTGTTTTTTCATGGCCGAGGCCCTGAAGATCAGCAGCTCTTTTCGATCGGCGACGGCCGTCCCGAACGCCACCATCGTTTGGGCGTCCATCGGGTTGTAGCTGTTGTCGGTGGCGATCCACACGAATGGGATGGGGGTGCCGGCAGCGTCCTTCTTGCCGCTCCAGTAGATGTCGCCCGGCTGGGCGCCTCCGACGATCGCCATGAAGGCGGCCAGAGACTTCCCTGCGATGTTCTCGCGATCATCCTGACCGGTCTGGTAGTGCTTGCCGTTGAAGATGACGCCGCTGTTGATGCGCCGGTCCCGCTCGGCATTCACCTGCTCACCGGTCACCGGCGGGATAGTGTCGTCCAGGAAGATTTCGGGCATCTCATGGTGCCTTTGCTGTGACGGTCGCTGACCAGGGGAGCGCAGGCCATGCCTCGACCCTCAGGCTGTAGACCCTGGCGACGCGGCTTTTGAGCGTCGCTGTGCCGCCTGACACCGGGACTGCGACGCCGTCGACGAGAAGCGAACAGTTTGCCGGCAGATTGCTGATCTGCGCGGCGTCCACGCCGTCAGCCATGATCTGCGTCTTCGATAGAGAGATTGCCGGCTGCGGCCGCACCTGCACGACGCCGTCACCGACATACACCTTCGAGAGATCTGAGATCGGGCTGGAGATGATGACGACATTGCCCATCTCGCCGCCCTGCAGCAGGGCCTCGACGGCAGTCGCCGCATTACCCTGCTGTGTCGGTACGCCCTCTCGATGAAGCAGGAACCAGATCATTTCTTCGCCCGGATGGTGGTAATCGCGCCGGCAAGAACGTTCGGCGGGTTCTGCAGCTTGTTGAGGTTCTTGTTCATCTGCTTGGCGGATCCGCCGGACCCCATGTTGACGCGCAGGACGATCGTGACGGACTGAGCTGCCGCTCCGTTGGTGAACGATGCCGACGGCGAGCCCTGCATGGTGCCGAAGTTCTCGATGACGATGCCGACCAGAGGCACTGTCGTGATCACGGTCCCTGCAACGACGATTTCGACATCCCCGATGTAGGCGAAGTCGGGGTTGTACCCGGCGGTCGCGCTGAAGAGCGCGTTCCCATTGATCACAAGCCGCTCGTAAGGCTGAAGCGACAGCGTCCTCGTGCACAGCGTCGTGATCGCGCTGATACCTGCCGTCGTGACGGCGGAGATATCGAGATAGACGTCGGAGACTGCGCCGTTCTGGAGCTTTTCGCCGCCGATCGTGAGGTTCGCGATATCGGCGTTGACGACGGTGATGTTGAGGGCCGCAAGGTTGGCGACATTGATCTTGTCAGCGGTGACGGCCCCGCTCTGGATGCTGACGGCGGTTACCGAATTCGCGGCAAGATGCGTGGCCGTGATCGCACCGGCTGCGACAACGGCCGCCGTGACGGAGTCCGCCTTGAGCTGGGCGGTGTCGACAGAGTTGATCTTGAGAAGTGAGCCATCGATGACGGCTTGACCGACGGAGCGGAGAAGCGTGCCACCCCGATAAGAGGCGAGGACGACATTGTTCGGCCCGTTCGCCGTCGAGATGGACGTGGTTGCCGAGATGGTCGAGGCACCCTGTGTCCAGTAGAGGTAGAGGGTTCCGCTCGTCCAGGGCGCGTTGCCGGCGCTGATGGCCGTCGAGACGGACACGCCGGAATTGTTGATGTAGCTGATGGAGCCGCCGCCGCTCCAACTGACGCTGTTGGCGCTCGGCGAATTGTGCTCGAAGACGATCCCGTCCAGGGAGACGTTGCGGTTGCCGATCCTCAGCTTGTTGGTGTCGATCGTGTTCGCCGAGATCGCGCCGCCGTTGATGAGCGTGAAGTCTCCGCCCATCGTGATCGCCGAGGCCATGCCTGCCAGGGTCTGGGTCGAGCCGCCACTGACCAGGATCTTGCCGGGGTCGACCTTTGTCAGAGCGACATTGATTTGAGCCGCAGGGTCGGCAGCGCGCGACTGGATCGTGCCCAGCGTGTCACCTGAGACCGTGATCGTGTTGGCCAAGGCGGTGCCGGCGATCAGCTTGGCAGCTGATAGGTTTGCGACCTTGGAGTCAGTAATGATCGCGTCGGCAATCTGGATCGTACCGGTGATCACTGCCGCGTTGGCGACCAGCTTGGCGGCCGAGATCGAGCCGTCGACGATGACCTCGGCGCTCGCTGCACGCCGGAGCACCGGCTTGGCCCAGAAGGAGTTTTCTGAGCCTGTGCCGTTTGCCTGAACAAGCATCAGAGCGATCTGCGAGACACCCGGCGGGACGATGTAGGTGTCGGATAGCTTGTTCCATGTCGACCGGCTGGGGTTGAGCGCGATCGGGGTGTTCTGGACGTTGCCGCCGATACTGTCCGTCGACTGGACATAAAGGCGGGCGTTCGTCGTCGCCGCCTGGTCGAAGACCCAGGTCGAGAGATAATAGGCATCGTTCGGCTGGACGCTGATGAAGCGCGAGGTACCGATGATGTTGCCATTGCCGCGCAGTCGGTGCGCACCCTGCGCTGCCGCGGCGTCCCCGGCCGAATAGCTGTAGATGGCGCCCGAAGCGAGCGTCCAGCCGGACAAGTCCCCACCGGTGAAATCGGACCCGACGAGGTTCGAGAACTCGGCGATCGTCAGATGCGCCGTGGTAATTGCTCCGGCGGCGATTTGCGAAGCGCCGATGGCACCGGCGGCGATCTGGCTGGCCGTGATCGAGTTGGCGATGAGCCGGTCCGCGCCGATGGTGTTGGCCGCGATGCGATCGCCGGTGATGGTTCCTGCGGCGATGTTCGAGGCGAGGATGGTCCCGGCGGCGATCTGGGCGGAGGTAATCGTTCCGGCGGCAATCTGCGCGGCCGTGATGGTGTTCGCCGCGATCTGCGCCGCGGTGATCGTGTTGGCGACGAGGTTGTTGCCGCTGATCGTCTGCGCGGCGATTTTGCCGCCGGTGATCACGCCCGCCGCGATATGCCCACCGACGATCGCCTCGGCCGCGATCTCCCGGGCAGTGATGGCGTTCGCTGCCATCTGGGTGCCGGTGATGGTCGCCGCCGCGATCTGGGCCGCCGTGATCGAGTTGGCCGCGAGCCGGTCGGCGGTGATCGAGCCGGCCAGGATCATGTTCGCCGTCAGCGAGCCGTCGAGGATCAGCGAGGCCGCATTTGCCCTGCGCATGCCCAGGCGGCCGAGAATGACGCCGCCGCTGTTCTGGGTGTTGTAGACGGCGATCCGGCAGAACGCGGCGGCTGCCGGGACGGTGACCTTGTTCGTCTGCAGCGCCCAGGACGTCGTCGAGGGAGCATTGGAGATCGGATCGGTCGAGTTCGGGGTGAGCGGGCTCTTCGACGCATCGAACCAGAACAGCCGCATGGTCTGGCCATTCGCCGTGACGGTCGCCGTCGCGGCCTTGATCGCCATCTCGACGTAGTAGGCCGAGCCGGCAATGACCGGGATGTAGTCGCGCGTCTGGACGGCATAGCCGCCCTGCGCCGGCATGAAGACCGCGTTGCCGCCCTGATAGGCGGTGGTGGTTTCCGCCACGCCGGCGCTCGCCAGGAACATGTCGGCGAGGATGCCGGCCTGCGAGAAATTGCCGTTCGGGACGAGGTTCTCGAAATCGGTGATGACGAGCTGCTTGGCCGTGATCGCGTTGGAGGCGATCTCGGTCGCCGAGATGGCCCCTGCGGCGATCTGGGCGGCAGTGATGGTATTCGCCGCGATCTGCGCCGCTGTGACCGTATTGGCTGCCAGGCGATCGCCGGTGATCGAGCCTGCAACGATCGTTCCGGCCGTGACAGCGCCGGCGGCGATCTTGCCCGCGACCACGGCGCCGGCGGCCAGCTCCGTGGCAGTGACCGCACCCGCCGCGATCTGCGCCGCGGTGATGGTATTGGCGACGAGGTTGTTGCCGCTGATCGTCTGCGCAGCGATCTTGCCGCCGGTGATCACGCCCGCCGCGATATGCCCGCCGACGATCGCCTCGGCCGCGATCTCCCGGGCGGTGATGGCGTTCGCTGCCATCTGGGTACCGGTGATGGTCGCCGCCGCGATTTGGGCGGCGGTGATCGTATTTGCAACGAGGTTGGAAGCCGCGATCGTTTGCGCGGCGATCTTTGCCCCGGTGATGGTGCCTGCCAGGATCTCGTTGGCGGTCACCGCATTTGCGGCCAGCTCGCGCGTCGCAATGGTGTTGGCCGCGATGCGATCGCCGGTGATGGTTCCCGCGGCGATGTTCGAGGCGAGGATGGTCCCCGCGGCGATCTGGGCGGAGGTAATCGTTCCGGCGGCAATCTGCGCGGCTGTGATGGTGTTCGCCGCGATCTGCGCCGCGGTGATCGTGTTGGCGACGAGGTTGTTGCCGCTGATCGTCTGCGCGGCGATCTTGCCGCCGGTGATCACGCCCGCCGCGATATGCCCACCGACGATCGCCTCGGCCGCGATCTCCCGGGCAGTGATGGCGTTCGCTGCCATCTGGGTGCCGGTGATGGTCGCCGCCGCGATCTGGGCCGCCGTGATCGAGTTGGCCGCGAGCCGGTCGGCGGTGATCGAGCCGGCCAGGATCATGTTCGCCGTCAGCGAGCCGTCGAGGATCAGCGAGGCCGCATTTGCCCTGCGCATGCCCAGGCGGCCGAGAATGACGCCGCCGCTGTTCTGGGTGTTGTAGACGGCGATCCGGCAGAACGCGGCGGCTGCCGGGACGGTGACCTTGTTCGTCTGCAGCGCCCAGGACGTCGTCGAGGGAGCATTGGAGATCGGATCGGTCGAGTTCGGGGTGAGCGGGCTCTTCGACGCATCGAACCAGAACAGCCGCATGGTCTGGCCATTCGCCGTGACGGTCGCCGTCGCGGCCTTGATCGCCATCTCGACGTAGTAGGCCGAGCCGGCAATGACCGGGATGTAGTCGCGCGTCTGGACGGCATAGCCGCCCTGCGCCGGCATGAAGACCGCGTTGCCGCCCTGATAGGCGGTGGTGGTTTCCGCCACGCCGGCGCTCGCCAGGAACATGTCGGCGAGGATGCCGGCCTGCGAGAAATTGCCGTTCGGGACGAGGTTCTCGAAATCGGTGATGACGAGCTGCTTGGCCGTGATCGCGTTGGAGGCGATCTCGGTCGCCGAGATGGCCCCTGCGGCGATCTGGGCGGCAGTGATGGTATTCGCCGCGATCTGCGCCGCTGTGACCGTATTGGCTGCCAGGCGATCGCCGGTGATCGAGCCTGCAACGATCGTTCCGGCCGTGACAGCGCCGGCGGCGATCTTGCCCGCGACCACGGCGCCGGCGGCCAGCTCCGTGGCAGTGACCGCACCCGCCTGGAGATTGGCAGTGGTTACAGCCGCGGCAGCGATCTTGCCGGCAACGATCGCGCCGGCAGCAACTTCATTGGCGGTGATCGCACCTGCGGCAACCTTCGCAGTCGTGACAGCGCCGTCGGTGATCTGTGTCGCGACAATCTGGCCGGTCACCTGGGCTGCGGCGACCGAGGCGATCTGCGCGGCCGACAATTGTCCCGTGACCTGAGAAGCAGCGACCGATGCGATCTGTGCGGCGGCAATCTGTCCCGAGATGTCGCTCGATGCGACGGACTTCGTCCAGGCGCCGGACGTGTAGCGATATAGCACGCCGCCCATGACGACGACGCGCCCCTCGAGGTTGCCGCTCGAGGGCAGCGACGAAACAATCTCGACCGGCCGAAGTCCGGAAGCGAACTTCGCCGCGGTGATCGCAGCGTCGGCGATCTGCCCGGAAGCGATCGTGCCGGTCAGTTTCGAGGCTGCAATGTCGGATATCTGTGCGTTGGTCAGCTGCCCCGAAACCGCGGCGGCGTTCACCGATGCGATCTGCGACGCGGTCAATTGACCTGACACCTTGGCTGCTGAAATCGCCGCTAGCTGGCCGTCGGACAATTGACCGGTGATCTGAGAAGCCGTCAGGGAGGCGATCTGCGCTGCCGCAAGCTGCCCTGATATGTCTGGCGCGGCAGTCGCCGCGCTCCAGCCCGAGGACGTGTAGCGATAGAGCTTGTTGTCGCTCGACAGAAAGGCGACCCGCCCCGGCGCATTGCCCGATGACGGAAGAGCCGAAACGATCTCAACGGGCTTCAGCCCCGCAGCGAGTTTGTTCGCGGTGAGGGTGGCATCGGCGATCTGCGTTGCGACGATCTGCCCGGTCAGCTTGGTCGCCGAGATGCTTGCGAGTTGCGCGTCGGAGAGCTGTCCCGAAACCTTGGCGGCTGAAATGGCGCCGAGTTGAGCGTCCGAGAGTTGTCCGGTGACCTGCGAGGCTGCCAGGGAGGCGATCTGCGCCGCCGAAAGCTGTCCCGAAATGTCGCCTGCCGCGGTCGCCGAACTCCAGCCGGCGGACGTGTAACGATAGAGCTTGCCGTCGCTCGTGAGCATCACGACGCGCCCGACTGTGTTGGCGCTCGAGGGCAGTGAAGAGACGATCTCCACCGGCCTGATCGATGCTGCGAATTTCGCCGCCGTGAGCGCTGCATCCGCAATCTGTGCGGCGACGATCTGGCCGGTGACCTGCGTCGCAGCGATCGAGGCAATCTGCGAGGCGGTAAGCTGCCCTGCCACCGCGGCCGCATTGACAGATGCGATCTGCGCCGCGGTCAGTTGCCCGGAGACCTTGGCCGCGTCGATCGCTGCCAGCTGCGCATTCGTCAGCTGTCCAGTGACCTGCGAAGCAGCTATCCCGGCAATCTGTGCGGCCTGAATGATGCCGCCGATCTGCGAGGCGTCGTTGAGAGCGACATAAGCGCTGCCGGCAGCGTTCTTTTGATAGAGGCGCCCGTTGTAGCTGACATAGCTCGGATCGCCGCTCGTGGCGGCTCCGGGGGCGCTGGTGGCGATCTTCGGGGCAGCGATCGAGTTCGCGTAGGCTGTCTGATTGATGGCGGCGTCGATCGCAGCTGCCGTGACCGCAAAAGCCACCGGCGTTGTCGCAACCTTGCGGGCAGAGAACGCGGACTTGTTTCCCGAGGTGTCGACGGCCTTGACCCAATAGTTCTTCGTCGTCTCGGCCGGAAGACCGGTCCGGACGAAAGACGATGCAAGCACCACGGCGATCGGCTTGGCGGCGGCGTCCGGCGTCGTTGCGCTGTCGCTCTCATAGACCTCGTACTTGGCAAAGTCGGTCTCGACATTGTCGTCCCAGTCCAGCCAGACGGCGCCCGAAGAGGTCGATACGGCGCCGGCATCGGGCCATGTCGGTTTGGCCGGCGCGACCAAGTCCCGAATGACCGTGTGGAGCTTGGGTATGCAATAATCCGAGGGATTGCCGTGGGTGTCCCGGGCGAGGACTTGCACGGCGATCGCGCTGCCTGGCGCAAGCCGCCACTGCCGGGTGTTCCGATAACCGGGGTAGGAAACGAAATTGCCGCCAGCGATCGATAGCTCGAATTCGAACGACGCGAAATCGTCGTCGGTCGTATTGGCATCGACGCCCGCGGTGACGAGAGCCGTGCCGTCCGTGTCCAGCACCGAAATGATCGTGAGACCGGTCGGCACCGCCGGCGGCGTAAGGTCGACATTGTCCGGATTGAGCGATGTGACCTCGATCTGCTGGCTGATCGCCAAGCCCGACCGCGAGAAGGCATCGTAGGCTGCAATACGGATGTATCGCTTCTCACCGATCGGCACCGGCACGATGGAGAGATTGGCGTTGCCGTCGTAGAACGGCACCGTGACGAGCGGGTCGAAGCCGTTGGTTGGACTGGCCCAGAGATAGGCGCCCTGGATGTCCGGCTCGCTTGGCAGCGTCCAGGTGACCGTGACGTTCCCATAGCTCTGGATGACGTTCGGCGTGATCGCCGCCGGCGCCGGGTTGGAAACAGCGAGCGCAAGGTACGGGGAAAGGTTGCCGTAGACGTCGACGACGGCGACCTCGACGCGGAAGGCGCGACTGGCTGCCCGGCCGAATGGTGCGTTGTCCAGCCGATTGGCGGCGATCGTGTAGACGAAGCGCGGCTCGGTCGTCGATGTCTCGCGCAACAGCGTGTTCGTGGCGGTGTCATAGACCCGCACGAGGTTGCGGGCGTAGAGGGCACGCTCCTGCCCCGGAAAGACGTGCGACCAGACGAACTCGGCATCGGTACCCGTAAAGGTCACCCCGCCTGTCGCCAGCGCCAGATCGGCGACGATACCCAGCGGGTTGCTGACGCTGGTGATCGTCTCGGCACGAATGGCGGGAGGGGTCCATTTGCCGTCCGTCAGCTTGGCGCGGACGGCGAAGGTCCAGTCGCCGGCGGAAAGATCCGAAAAGTCGGCATAGAGCTGTCCGGCATCCACGGTGACGAGGATCGACTTGTTGGTCTTCACGGCCGACACTTCGAAGGAAGCGACATCGGGCCCGAACGGCATTGTCCAGTAGAGGCGGTGGATCCGCGAGACCGCCCCGCCCTCGGTGATGACCTGCGACACCACTCGCAGGTTTCGCGGCTTCAGCTGATCGAGTGGCGTCGGCGGTTGAACGACAGGGTCGCCGATGATCGGGCCGGTATCGGCGATGGAGATGCCGGGGGCGTCGTCGACGAGCGTGATGTCGGCGGACAGTTCATAGCCAGGCTGGATCGCGAGGATCCGGTAAGTGCCAGCCTCCTGGCCACGGAGTCCGAACATCACCAGCTCGCCGACAGCTGGCGGTGTGAACCCGCTCGCGATCGTGATCGTCTTCGAGGTGCCGATCGTTCGGACGACGTTCACGACCCGCGACGTGCCGTCGTTCGAGCGGATCCTCAGACCATAGTTGAGGCTGTCCTGGATTGTGACGGGCTCGTCGAGGGTCACCGCACGATTGACCACCGAAACGACGCGGCCTGACGACAGGCCCTTCTTGATCACGTCGTGGGAGACATGAACCCTGTCGCCGCGCGTGCAGATGAGATGCTCTAAATCGGTCGTCAGCTTGTAGGTCGCCGGACGGAGCTTTCTCTCCGCCAGCCGGTAGCGGGCCATCTTGAAGATGACCTCCGGATTGGTGATGCCGGGGAACTCGACCTGCTCGAAGAGTGTCGCATTCAGTCGGGAATAGCCGTCATTGTAGACGAGGAATTCGTCCTCGGCCCAATCCTTCCGTTCGTTGACGAACTTGACGCGCAGTGCATGAGGCTGCTCCGCGTAGACCTGCGACCAGGAAAAATCCCGGCTGTTGCGTGGCGTGAAATGCTGGACGACCGGCTGATATTCGTCCTCCATCGCCACGGACCACCGGCCATCGCGGAAGACCGGGACGGCGCGGCCCGCCGCACAGCAGGCGGCGAGGGTTTCGCGGACGCTCGATTTGAAGTCGCAGTACATGTCGAAGGTAAACCCCTTCGACGTGCAAAACTCTGCCCATGCCTCGATGGTCGGAAGGTCTATCCGCGAATTCGGAACCGGCCGCTTGTTGCCCGGCCCCTGCAGGATATGCCGGAAGTGATCAGCGTTGTTGCGGGACGGCTGATCGTCGACCCACTCGGTCCCATTCCACGATTTCACGCGACTGGTCGCGACACCGGTGAGATCGGTGATGATGCCGTTCAGCTGCTTCGTCCCGCGGATGCGGATCGCGGTGTAAGCCAACGGCCCATCGTATTCGATCGGCGGATCCCCAGCGCGGAAGGACCGAATGGCCGTCAGCGTGACGCTGAGCGAGTGCAGCGTATCGTCGTCGTCACGGGTGAGACGTCTGATCTGGTATTCCTGTTGAACGGCAGCATCCTTGTCGATCGTGACTGTCTTGCGGATCGGCTTGCTGTCGTCGCCGACGAGGTTCACATACTGCTCGAACACCCAAGGGTCGCTGCTGCCTGCAGCGCGCTTGTAGATGTCGAAGTCGACGTTCTGCTCGTCATATTCACCCTCGACGACCTCGTAGATCCCGCCCGGTGCAATGAAGTCGATCTCGTCCCGCACGCTGTTTGCGGCGCCGGTCACTTCATGAGGACCGAAATCCTTCGACGTCTCGATATTGGGCTCTTCTTGCACGACCTCCGTCGGATAGAGCGTCTGTGGCTCGTCGTCCGGATAGCCGGCGCGATGCTGGATCTCGACGTCGTCGTAGAGATCGAGGGAGGTCTGCCGGATCTTGAAGTCGTTGACGTCGAGCGGACCATGCCCCCAGACGAAGAGCATCGTCACATATTGGTCGTTGCCAACGAAGCTCGTGTAGGGACTCGAGGCGTATTTCGGCGCGATGCGCTGCTTGCCGTGCATCAGCGGGATCGGCTGCCACTTCGCCGAGGTGTTTTGCCTCGACGAGATTGAATAGAACTTCTCCTCGTCCTGCGCCTTCTGCTGTGATGGCGGGAAGAGGCTGTTGAGAAGGAACGAGCCGCCGATAACTATGGCACCGGTGACGATCGTCCCGATGGCGGTTCCTGCGATCCCGAGACCAGCCGGACCGACGATCGCTGCGGCGAGCACGACCAGGGCGATCTGCAGAAGCGACCGCAGGATGTTGCCCATTCCCTTGCCGGGAACCGCTCGCACGACGACCTGGTCGCGCTTGAGGACGCGGATGTCGTCCCAATCGCTCCTGGCAATAACGAGGCCGTTGATCGTGACATGGGCATTGGCACCCATGCGGGGCGAGCCACAGCCGCGCTCGCATTCATGCACAAGTTCGGCGACGCTCGAGCCAGTCCGGACGGCCACGAATTCGTGGGCTGTCTTCAGCGGGTGCATTGCCGCTGTGACCAGCACAGCGTCTTCCGGGGTCAGAACCTCCCCGTTGAGATCCAGCCGCCTTTTGGCGACGGGGCGCGTGGGTCGATCAAGATCAAAGACGCTCGACATGGCGATAATATCCTTCGATCCGGCGGCCAAAGCGGGTCACCGGCTCGATGATCGAAGTGCCTTCGAAGGGCATGTGAAGGATCGAGGCTCGCCCTGCCCAGAGGCCGATATGCCAAGGGCGCTCGCGGATCAGGACGAGGTCGAAGAGCTCGGCCCGCTCAACCGGGCGCACGAAATCGCGCTCCTCGCGGAATAGCCGGTCTTCGTCGGCGCCCGAGGCTGCATCGCCAAAGAGGGGAAGATGGATGCCGAGCGCTTGGCGATAGACCTCGACGACCAGGCCCCAGCAGTCGTATGCCGTCGGCCCGCGACTGCGCACGCCATAGGGAAGACCGACAAAGGGGTCGAAGGGCGACATCAGACCGAAAAGTCACCCGTCTCGTGACGAGCAAGCAGCTCGTGCGTGAGGCCGACAATGCCCAGACGAGCGTCTTCGATCTGATAGATGAACCTGTTCAGCGCATGAGCGTCCAGGCCTTCCGTCCAACAGGCGGTCTTCCTGCTGTTCGGGCTGGCGTTCAGCGTTCTGCGAAGATCGGCCATCCGCAGGTTGACCTGGCTCAGCCAGGCGACGACCTCCGCTTGCGTCATCGACGGTTTGTCGCGCATTGCGCTACCCTCACTGGACCGTGTCGTTCTCTCCCGGCCCATCGACGCCGGGCAGCGGCGGCGTTGCGGGCAGCGGGATCATCGGCACGATGGCCTCTTCGACGCCGTTCCAGGTCGCTCGGACGATGCGCTCGATGATGCGGTGAAGATCCGTCGGCCTGTCCTCGGGCGCGCAGTCCGACTTCACGTAGACCGGGTTGCTGTCTTTCTGCGGCACCTGCAGCGCCCAGCCGGTCTGCTCGGTCTTTTTCGCCTTGCCCTTGCCGGTCTCTTCGGTGAGCTGCACGATGGAAGGCGAAACGTTCATCTGGTCGAGGTCCATCACCAGCGTCTGGGTGAGCATGAAAAGTCGCATGAGAGTTGTTCCTTGAAAGCTTCGAGATGACTGATGATGAGCGACGCGCCGGCGACCTGGCGATCTTCGCAGCCCTTCGTGAGGTGGTGCTGCGGCTGATCGCCGACGTCTATGTGGCCGACGATCCGGAGGAGACCCGCAGGCGTCTCGTGACATTCGAAGAGGCGGTGACTGCGGCACTCGATCGGCCGCTTTATCCCGGCGCCAACGAAGCGACCGACAGCTATATGCGGGCGGTCGCGACCAGCTACGTCTCCGAGCTGGTCGGTTCCATCGTCGATGTCCGGAGATCAGGATGATTAGACCTGATAGTGCCGCGAGGGAACGATCCTGCGTCGATGGAACGAATGGTCGATCCTTGGACCATGATTTTTCCGGGATAGATCTTGGTTGCCGTGATCCGGCGAGCCGTAATCGATCCGTCGAAGATCAGGCCTGACGCAGCTGCCTGCCCGCCGGCGAGCGCGGCACCGGCCGCCGCAAGCGGCAGGCCGGCAAGTGCGCGAAGAAAGCCGCGCCGTTCCATCAGATCGCCTCCAGGCCCTTCAGGCAGGCCTCGAGGGCGGCTTTGATGTTGGCCTTGGCATCGCCAGTCGCGCCGGACAAATGGACATTCACGGACTGGCTCGCGTTTTCCTGGTTCTGGAAGGTCGCCGAAAGCGACTTCTGCACCGGGTCGGTGGGCATCGAGACGAGTTTGAAATTCGGTGTGGTCGCCACTGCTCTTCTCCTGAGGGATGGTTGATCAGTATTCCGTCCACAGGCCGCCGAAGCGGCCGGGCGTGAACGTGTCTGCGGGGTATGGCTCGGAAGCCAGGGTATCGACGGTCAGGTTGAGCGAGACGCTCTCTGCCGTCACATCCGCTGAAGAGAGCTCGAACGAGACGAACTCCATTTCAACGAAATCGGGATCCGAGGCGAGCACGACCTCGATCGTCACGTAGGCCGGGGTCACGGTCGACCGGAGGATCGTGCTCGCCTCCTGATCGATGTCGCTCATACTGAGCTGCAGCATCGGCGAAGCGTCTTCGGCGTCCTCCGGGAGCGACAGCTGCATCGGAAGGAATTCGAAATTCAGTCCTCGGCTGACCGTGCCGCGCCGCTGCGTTTCGAAGTCGAGAAGGTCGGCGTTGTCGGTGGACAGGAAGAGGTCGCCATTCTCGAGGTCCGGATGGCTGATCGTCAGAAGCAGCACCGGGATCTCGGTGGTGTTCTCATCGAACATGGCCTGGCGAAAATTTGCCGAGACGGTCCTCATTGCGGCAGCCTCACCATGTCGAGCTGCACGCGCCAGCGATCGCCGCCAAGATTGGTCCTGGAGAACGGCTTTCGCCCGAACTGAACGATCCAGGTAGCGCCGGTCTTTCCAGGCTCCGGCATGCTGAAAGGCAGAACGCCGCCCACGTCCTTCCAGAACGTCCGCAATATCTCATACTGCGCACTGGTCATGCGCATCGACCCCTGGAACGGATCGGGGATGTAGGAGAAGCGTGGCCGGCCTTTGACGGCGCCGCTCTCCTGCTCGGTCAACAGGCGATTGTCGCCTATCGTGTCGAGATAGTCGGGCCGGTCAAAATTCTGCGGAAGCGTCGCGGGCCAGGCTTTCATCGAATTGTCACCGGCATCTGCAGCCCACCGGCCCGAAGCGCGCGATTGGTCGGCGTGCCTCGCCTGGTCACTTCGTCTCGCGCGACGCGCCTGATCGTGACATCGATGATCCGGTCACCGTTGGAATCGGTGCGCTCCGAGACCTCGGCTCCATCCTTCCCGTAGTTGTTGACGTTCACGACTGTCTTGGACGGGCCCCCTGAAGCGCTGGACTGCGCCGCCTCTCGCAGACGCGACGAGGAGGGCGCGACAGCTTTCGCCACGACGCCGCCTCGCTCGTATCCCGCCCCCGCGCGCATGCCGATCCGGATGGCCTCGGCCGCGGCCGGGCCGCCGGCGGCTGCCACGTCGTCCTGGTTCCAGACGACCTCGCCGGCATGGACGTAACCCGAAACCTTGTGCCGGGGGCCTGGGCCGGTATAGCCGCCGGTGTCGTAGAAGCCGGCAGGTCCCGGCCCCGTATAGGCCGGCATGGCGGGCAAGCCCAGGTCGCCGCCGAACAAAGCCCCGAGGCCGCCCCCACCCCCCATCTGAGACAGCAGTTTCTGCAGGATGCCACCCCAGCCCGGCAGGAACTGATCGACAGCCGAACCGAGGCCGCCGAGCAGCTGCTGGTTCAAGGCGCCGTCGAAGCCGGTTTGAAACTGGGTCGCGGCAGGGGCGAGCGCTTCTGCGCTTCGAGACAGGGCCGAGGGCGAAGCCTCGATCTGCTTCTGGATTGCCGCCTGGTCGAACGGCAGGGCCTGGGCTCCTGCAAGTCCATCCCAACGGCCGACCCCTACCTTCGCCGCACCGTACCAGTCACTCCAGCCATTTCGAGCAGCCCGGTTGAGGGCGTAGTCGACGCCCGAATAGGCATTCCGCGGATCGGCCGGATCAAGACCGGTCTCCCGCATGAAGGCATTGCCGAGGCCCTGTCCGAAGCCGGTTCCGGGTCCCCCCTTCAGGAGCTGGAAAGGACCATAGGACGGTTCTCTGTAGCTGCCGCGCCGATAGTTCGACTGCCAGATGCCTTCGCCCAGCCCTTCGGATCTCGCGACGCGCAGCGCGGTCTCCGGATCGATGCCGCGGGCGGCTGCCGCCTGGCGGATGTAATCGGCCATCTGGTCAATCGGGACGAGTCCGTCCGCGGCGGGCGCCGTCACTGAAAAGGCCTCGGCCACCCGCCGGCTCGCAGGATCGAGGGCGGTGACAGGCGCCAGTGCCCCACCGCGAGTGACCCCGCCGACAGTCGCGGCACTAGCGCCGGCGGGAGCCAGAAGGCCGCCACCGATCGAACCAGGTAGTCCCGACCCGACCAGCGAGACGAATAGCGGATTGAACGGCGTCGCGCCGCGCTCCGCGAGTGCGATGGTCGGCGCCTGCGGTTTCGGCACCGCCTTGCCAGTGATCGTCGCCCAAAGGCCCTCGAAGCCGCCAATATCCGACAGCGTTGGAAGATCTCCGCCGGCGAGGTTCTTCAGCGGATTGCGGACAGACAGGTCGATGAACTGTTTGGCGAAGTCCTTGGCGATGTCGCCAAAGATCGCTTCGAAGTCTGCCTTCTCGTCGAGATCCGTGATGCCGTCGACAAGCTTGTCGATCGCGTCGAGCCCCGTCGCCTGGAGATCATCGAGCGCCTTTCCTGACTTCTCAACGTTCGCGCGCCAGTCAGCGAGCGCTCGCGCATTGCGGCGGTAGGCCTCGGCCTCGCGGCTGGTCAGATCGATGCCGGCGCGGCGCAGCTCCTGCTCGGACTTGAGATCCGTCATGATCCTGCGGCGCTCGGCCGTGCTCTTGCCGAGCGCCGCCGCCAGCGCTTCGATCTCGGCGCGCTCCTCCTCCTGCGGGCGGAAGAGGTTCCGGTTGGTCTCGATCTCCAGCGCCGCGCGCCGCGCCTCGCCATAGGCCCGCCAGCTGTCGGCCGCCTGCGGATTGAGCGCGATCTGCCGGGTGACTTCCTGATTGATCGCTGCGAGTTCACGAGCGGCCCCTTCGAGGCCGGCAAGCGCGAGATCGTCCACCGCACCTTGCAGCGCGTCGGTCGCTTCCCGCTGCGCCTCGGCGTAGACGCGCAACGCCGCCTCGTTGGCCCTCAGCTGCCGCTCGTGGTCTTCGAGGCTTGGATCGGCCAGCGCCTGGTTGAAGGCCCTAGCGCTTTCGATCGCCGCGCGCTCGGCCGTCGTTCGCGCGCCGGTCGCCGCAATATCCAGCAGCACGCCGCGCCGGCGAATCTCCTCCTGTCGGGTGAGTTCTTCCAGCGCTTTTTGCCGTTGTGCATCGGCCGCCGCTCGCTCGCCTTCGCCACCACGGGCATTGTCGAAGCGTGGGATGGAGTCGATTGCACCGATCGCGCGGCTATAGTCTTCCGCGATTCTCTGCCGGGGCGTCCTCAGATCGGGCACATAACCGCGCAGAGCCTCCATGGCATCGCCGAGCCGCCGCTGTGCGGCGACGCGGTGGAGTTCCTCGACGGCGCCTTTCAGCGAATCGACGCGCGCTTCCGCCTCAACGGCTGCCTTCGCATCCTGCTCGAGGGCGTCGGCAACATCCCGAAAAGGTCGGCTCAGATTTCCGTCGACGCGTATCGCGGAAATCTCCTCGCGAAACTGCTTTGCGGTGATAGTTCCGTCTTCGAGACGCGTAATGGCATTGTCGAGCAGAGCGAACTGGCGCTGCCGGTTGTTATCGCCAAGGCCGCCCATGGAGCCGAGGAGATCCCGGCTCAGGCGAGAGCCAGCTGCCTCCACCGCCGCCTGGCGGGCATCGCGCTGGGCCTTTAACGCGGCGTCCATTTGCGCACGCGCTGTGGTCTCGGACACGCGAGTCTCTCGCTCGAAGATCCGTCCAGCGCCTTCAGCCGCGTCACCTGCGGCCATCTTCACGTCCTTCAGCGCCTCGACATAAGCGGCTGTAGCCTTCGTTGATGCTTCGACCGAGCGTTCAGCCGCCGAAGAGCGGGTGGCAAAATAAAGGACTGCACCCCCGGCGGCTGTCAGGCCGATCGTCAGCGGATTGACGAACCGCGTCAGTCCAAGAAGCTCCTGGCCGATTCCCTTCAGTGCCTTCTTTGCGCCACCCTCGGCGTCGGCGAAAACTTCGGCGATCTGAAAGCCCTGGCTCGTCAGAATCTGGCTCGCCGAGGCGCCCATCAGCGCCATGGTGCCGACGTCGCCGCCCTGCCGAAGGAGGTTCATGCCCTGGTCGGGCCGGAACCCGACGCGGCTGAGAAAGCCACCCGAAGTCGGTTGGTTGCGCTCGCCCCGCATCAGCGCCCGCATCTGGCGCTCGGCAAGTTCGGCCGCCTGGCGGCGATAGACATTCGCCTCGGACACCGCGAGACCGGCCGTGCGCTCGGCAGCGGCGATCTCGCCCAGCGTGCGCTTGTAATCCTGGCCGATCTTGTAGAGCGGATTGTAGCGCTCGCGGACCTGGTCGAGCATCGCCGTCTGGTTCGTCGGCGGCAGTCCCCCTGCACCGGCTCCGCCACCCGCAGCGGGCGTTGGAGCCCTGCCGGAGAGGTTCTGGTTCGCGCCAACTCGCCGCTGCAGCTCCTGGCGATAGGCCGCCTCGGCCCCCGTAGCGCCGGTCAGAGCGTCTTTGACCTGGCGCGCGGCTGCGGCCTCGGCCTGCATGGCCGTCGTCATCGTCCCGAGGTCGCCGCCGGCGGACTTCGCGGCCTGGCCAGTCGCCGAGATCTCCTGCCGCGCTTCGCGTGCGCCCTGCCCGACGCCCTTGGCGTCGAGGGTCATGACCATCGAGAACTGCAGCGGCTGAACCATCAGGCTGCCTCCGCCACTTCGCCGAAGGCTTCCAGTGCCGCCTCTTCCATCAGCTGCATGTCGGCAAAGTCGACGTCGTCATAGCCGCGGCGGCGGAGCATGACGTCGACGCCGGCATAGTCGAGGCCGAGGCGGATCATGCCCGACATGCCGGCGGCAAACCGCCAGCACGTCGCGCAGGCGAGGAACGCCAGCACCGTCCGCCAATTGACCACCCACACCGCCACGTCGTTATTCTCCCCGTCATCTGCTTCTTCGAGTTCCACCGCGACGCCGAGCGCCGCGAACTGCCGCTGCATGTCGTCGTCGATCCGTGCCGATAGGGACGGATCGGCACGTCCGGCCCAGGCGAAGGCGGCGGCGCGGGCCGCCGCCCTCAGTTTCCCGTTCGGGCCTCACCGGAGAGAGACTGCGAATAGGCGCGGTAGACGCCCTGCCGGAACCAGGCGTGCTGCAGCGCCGTCGCGAAAGTCTCATCCGTGAACGGCACCTCGGCGCCCCCGGGCCCTTGGACGCCGCTCCAGCCCTTGAGGGCGCGTTTGAGGAAATCGTGCTGATGTGCAGACCGCTCGGCGTCGGTTTTCAGCGCGAGATAGTCGGCATTCATGGCTTCGGCTTCGTCCAGGGACACCGCCTCGAACAAGGCCTCGAAGGTCTGCTCGATCGTCGCCCCGGCCTTTGCCGGATCGGGGACGTGGACCGTGACCGGCCAGGGGTAGCGATAGGTCTCGGCGAGAACGAACTGAGCCATGGAAGATCCTTCGAAGGGCGTTTGAATGGTCGGGGCACCACGCCTGACGGCGTGGTGCGTGCGCCGTCAGCGGACGACGATCGACATCTCGTCGTCGCCGGTGCCCGAGCACAGCATCAGCGGCAGCGAATAATTGAGGATGCCCTGGGTCTGGCCTTGGTTCGGGCGGCCGATCTCGACCTGGTTGGCATTGAACTCGACGATGTTGCCTGCGGTCGTTCCGTGAACGGCCGACAAGGCACCGCGGGTGCGAGCCTTAGCGATTGAGAACCAGTTCTTGGTGGCGAGGCTCTTTGCCTCGACGACGAAGGTGCCGGTCGACTGGCGATCGACGATCTCGACCCCCTCGTCGCCGACGAGGAACCTCATCTCGACCTGGTTGCCGAGATCGAGCGCCAGGCTCTCGGCGATCGCCGTCCAACCATGCAGCGACATCACCGTGTTCTGCTTGTTGACGACGCTCGCCTTGACGAAGCCGGCGTGGTCGACCGTCGGCAGTGCCTGGTCGGAGATCGTTCCGAGAAGGCCCATCAGGTTGAATCGGAACCGCGGGATCTGGTTTGGCGTGAGATTGACGGTGCAGGTCCCGCGCGCGCCGAGGAGCACATGCCTGACGCCGTCGGCGTTGAAGTAGAGCGATGCCGCCTCGAAGCCTGTCGAGACCGGGTCGTAGGAGACCTTGGTGGCGGCGGTGATCGTCTCTGCCATGCCGCAGGCCCGAAGCAGCGGGCCGTAGGCCGGAGCGGTCCCGGCAGCACCGGCGCCGGCGACTTCGATCGAGCCCTCGAGCCTGGCGTAGAGACCGGCAAGCTCGACGCCCTGATGGCCGAGATAGGGCAACAGGGATTCGTGCGGAACCTCCTGCCCTTCCATCGGGGAAAACTGAACGTCGGTCATCCGCATGGCGTTGGCTGCGCCGGTGGGCGCGGCGTCAACGCCATAGGTGGCTTCGAGCTTCCCCAGGACCGCAAGCTTGCGATAGTAGCGCTTCGCCATCGATCAGTCCTTTCCTTTGGTCCCGGCGGGCGGGCCGCCTTTGGTCTTCGGCGGCTCACTGACCGGCGGCTCCACTTCAGCCGTGCCGCTCTGATCGTCGGCGATCTCCGCAAGCCGAGCCTCGGCCGGATGGCCCTTGGGGATCTCCGCCTCGTTCAGATCCTGCCGGGTCCCGCCCTCGCGCTTTTCCGTCCCGGACTTCGGGTCGCGGACAAACCGCCCGCCCTCTCTCACCGGCATCTCAGCTCTCCTCGCTCTCTTGGTAGTAGGCGGTCGCGAATTGCTCTTCCCACCAGACAGTGCCGCCCTTGGCGCTGGTCAGCTCGCCAGAGACGTGGGTGACGACATCCTCGGCACTCGCCGGCTGCCAGCCGATGAGCGCTTTGCGAACCGCGGTCTTCAGCACTTCGAGATCCTGCCCGGCCGCCGCACCGGTCGCGTCCGAGACGTTCTCGACGATGATGACGACGCCGACGTCCATCTCGGTCCGCTGCAGCACGTCGGACATCCGGCTGTTGTCGGCGCTGACGTCGCGCAGCGGCACGACATAGGCGGCAGGCGAAGCCGGCGGCCGATCCTTGACGGTCGCAAGGTCGATCGCGCCGGCGATGATCGCGAAGTGGGCTTGGCAGCGTTCGACGAGCCGCTGCTCGATCTCGGCAACGATCATCGGCCACCTCCCAGCGCCCGGCGCTCGGTGTCGGCAATGATCTCGAGGAGCTCGGCACGGTCTTCGTCGGAAATGCCGAGATAGGGCCGCGCCGGGATCGTGATCGTGTGTGCCTTGACGTCGACCTCGCGGGCGAAATTGGACCGCGAGCGCTTGACGAAGCGCTGGTCGATCTCGCCGCTCTTGGGGTCGTAGCGCTGGTAGATCGTCTGCCGTCGCGCCGACTGCTCCATCGTACCGCCGAGCTGCTGGATCGCGGCGTATTTGACGTTCGTTCCGACAGCCAGGCTGGCCGCATCGGCACGATAGGTGATGCTCGAATAGAGCCGGCTCTTGACCCGGAGGATGTGCTCGTAGCCGCGACGGCTCCTGCCGATCCGCTTGTTGGCAGTGCGCGGCGAAAGCCGCTGCCAGGGCTTGCCGTCGGGCCCCTGCTCCCGCTCGAAGCGTTGCTGGGTCGCCGTCACCAGATAGGCGCCGATCGCGTTCATCGCGTCACCGCGCTCGCGCGTTTCCAGCCGCGAAAGCGCGCCCATGACGGCCGCGTCGTCGACGGTGATCCGAATACCGGCTGCCGCCATCGTTAAAGCCCCCGCATGCTGGCGCGGGAGAAGCGACGCTCCGGTGCAGAGATCTGCACAGAGCCGCCTTCGGGCTGCGCCGGCGCGACACCCTCGACGTCGAGTTGGACGACACCGCGCGAGATGTCTTTCAGCCAGGCGACCGCGATCTTGAAGTTGCGTTCGACTTCACCGTCGGTCTCGGCCTTGGAGCCCCAGAGGTAGAAGCGGGCAATGTCGGCCGTCGCCCGGACGAGCGCCTGCGGGACCGACGCCATCGGAAGCTTGTAGAACTTGCCGACATAGCCCGATGCGAGGGCCGACGCGTCCGCGAGCGCCTGCGAGACAGCCGTGGCCTCGATCGTCGTGGGGGGCCGGTTGACCCGGTCGGTAAGCTGGACGAGTTCGGTCGAACCGAAGCGGTCGACGAGATCCTGCTGGGTCGCAAAGTTGGTCATGCCGCGCGCCTCGCGATCGCATCCTCGACCGCGGTGACGACGTCGGAGACGGTGACGATGTGCTCGACCGCCTCGTCCTTGAGTTCAACGCCGAACTCCTCCTCGAGCTCGATCGCCAGTTCGACGATGTCGAGGCTGTCGGCGCCCAAGGTTTCAACGAGCCGCGCACCTTCGCTCACCTCGTCGCGCTCGATGGCGAGGTGTCTGGCGATGACTGCGCAGATCTTGTCGGCGATGTCGGCGGACACGGGGGCTGCTCCTGGCGAAATGAATGATTGACCGGCGGGCTGCGCCCCTACCTTCGAAGGTCCCCATCGGGTGCCGGGAGCCTTGCGAGCCGTACCGGACCGGTCCTGGGTATCGGAGCGGATGGCCGGAGGCCTTGAGCGATCCGCGTCGCTGGAGGGCCGCCTCGTCGCTGCAGCCGTCCGTCCGTTTCGCGCCTGTCGACGAGCGCGCTCGGGTATCCGGGTGGCGCGGCCCTGGGATATCGGGCCGCGCCGGTTGCCGGCGGCACCAAGCACCGTCCACCGGCGGTTCGGTTGCGGGGGCAGGAATCGAACCTGCGCCCACCGGATTATGAGTCCGGCGCTCTACCTCTGAGCTACCCCGCCGAAGCCGTCTCGCCGGCTTCCTCGCCGTCCTCGAAGAAGCGCTCGAGGATCGATCCCCGCGAGCGCTTGGCCTCGAAGTCGATCCGCGTCAGCGGCACCTTGGCGCCGGGCTCGTAGAGCACCTTCGATTTCAGGATCCGGATTGCCGCGGTGAACTTTCGGGTCTCGGTGTCGGGCGCCACCGCCGAGATCTCGATCCGCTCGCCGCTCGCCAGGACCCGCGTCTTGGCGGGGAGCGTGCCGGCATAGGTCGAACGCCCGGTGGCGGAGAATTCAGGATCGAAGCTGGCATCAGCCCGGGCCCGGAACGCCGCGGAGCGAGGCAGCTGCGGCTCGATCTCAGCCGACCGCGGCTCGCCGGTGGGACCAGTGGATGTCTGGACGGATTCGAGCACCGGCTGCGTTGCAGCCTCGGTGGTGACCTTCACCGCTGGCGCATCGGCCGGAGGCGTCCCGGTGACGGCGGGATTTGCCGCCGCGGGCGTCGCCGGCGAAGCAGGAGGCGGGTTCGAAGCCGCGGTGGTGGATGCCAGCAGGGTGTTGGCCGTCCTGGTCTTGGAGGTGTCTTTCACCATCGTTCAAAGCCTTTCAGGAAACTCGCTAAGGGCGCCGGCGGCTCGCCGCCGTGGCCGGCTCTACGTCCGCAGGATCAGGCCGGAGCGACGACGTCCTGGAGCAGGAAGCTCACCCCGGGCGCGACGATCAGCTCCTTGATCCGCTCGCCTGAGCGCACCGTCTCGCCGCCCTCGAGGCCGACGTTCGGATCGGGCAGAGAGCCGGAGATCTTGGTGCCGTAGGTGGCGGTAAAGCCGTGGGTGATCGTGCCCGCGTTGACGTCGGCCGACGGGTTGACGAACTGGAAGACCATGTTGCCGCCCCAGACCCGCTTGATGTCGGCGGCATGGCCGTATTTCGCGGCGTCCATGTAGGCCTCGCCGACGAGCACTTTCTTCAGCTCGAACAGATCGGCGAACTGCTGACGGGTGATCATTCCTTCCGTCGTCAGTCCGCCCTTCACGGCGTTGATCAGCTTCGGGTGCGAGGACAGGATCGTCCAGTCGCGATGGCCCATCGTCACCTGGTTCGGTCGGAAGACGAGCGTGGAGTCCAGAACGTCCTTGAGGACGCCGATCGGATCGGAATTGTCGTAGTCGGAGAACTGGTCGGTCCCCGACAAAGCCATCTTCTGCGAGGTCGGGTAGCTCGCAGGGCTCTGGACGAGGGTTGCGACGCGGATCTCGCGATTGATCTGGTTGTAGTCTTCGATCCCCATCACGGCGCGCTGACGCGGGTCGAAGTTGCCGAGGCCCTGCGCCTTCATCCGTTCGGCCTCGCGGATGTCCGAGTTCGGGATCGGCGCCTCCAATCCGAAGTCCTCGACCGAGGAGTCCTTGCGCGAGCCGGTGAACTCGACCCGCGGAACCCGTCCGGTCCGGCCGACACGGTTGTCGACGACGCGGAACCCTTCCTCGAGCGGATACTCGGTCCAGGAGAAGCGCTCCCCCATCACCGGCGTCCGCGGCAGGACGTCGTCGGCGATGAAGGCATAGGCCGGGTTGCGGTAGCCGATCGCAAAGGCGGTCAGGGTCGGATCGACGGGAAACGGACGGTTCGGTGCCATCGGGCGGAATTCCTGTTCTTCGAGGCTCCACCAGCGAAGAGCTGCGCGAGGAGCTTAAGGGTGAAGCGGACCGCCAGCCGTCAGGCCGGCGTGACGAGGAGGCTCGGCGCGACCTGGATCGGCAGGATGTCTCCCGTCGTCCCCTCGGCGCGGATGAAGCCGACGATGCGGACCGTCTCGCCGGCGACGGCGACCGCCTTGACGGCGCGGCCGGAGTCATCGGCGGTGACCGGATCGTCGAAGTCGAGATCGCCGCCCGCGATCACCTCGGTCATGCCGGCGACAGTCACGTCGCACATCTGGCCGGCCTCGGATCCGACACGCTCGGCAACGCCGAAGCCCTTTTTGGCGACGGCGGCCGCGATGGCACCGGCCGTGCCGGAGGCGGCGACGATCAGGTAGCCGCCGATCGCGCTGGCGGCTTCGAAAGAACGGATGTCGCGATTGAGGGCGTAGCTCATTTGCCGGCCTCCTTTTCGGCTTCGGCCTGCACATGGGCGAAGGCGTCGATGTAGCTGATCGCGTTCCCGGCGGACGTCTGGGCCGAGAGGTAGGCGTTGGCCCTGGCGGCGAGCGCGACGGGGTCGACGACCTTCTCTCCGCCCTCGCCAGGTGACCTGCCGTCGAGACCGGACGCGCCGAGCGCCGCCGGCGTCGCGGCAAGCAGCGCCGTCACCTGCTTCAGCCCGTCATCGCTCGCGCAGAGCGCGGCATAGGACTCACGCTGGGCGGGGACGATGCGCTTTTCCTTCAGCGCGGTGTCGAGCAGGGTATCGATCACGCCCTTGCGCATCGTCGCCTGCAAGGCAGCGAGTTCGGTCTGCGTCGTCGAGAGCGCCGCCTGGAGCGTGGCGATCTCGCCATTCGCCTCCGGCTTCTTCTGCAGATCGGCGATCGCCGAAAGCACCGCGGTCTCGCCCGCACCGGCCGAAAGGCCGAGGGCGGTGGTGATCTTGCCCTCGTCGAGCTTCTTCTTCATGCCGTCGATCGCCGACAGAAGAGCGGTCTCGCTGGTTCCTGCGGCAAGCCCGAGGGCGGCCGCGATCTTGTCGCTCATGACATTGTCCGTTGCGGTTTGCTGGAGGTGAGCACCGGCAAGCGCCGGCATGTTCGAGAGCGCCGGCGCGGTCACCAGCGACACGTGATGGATCCACGCGGCATTGCCGGCGGCGTCATGCGGGAAAGACGGCGAGAGGTAGCGGTGGGTGCGAGCGGTCAGCGCGGCGCGGCCGGTGTCGAGCCAATCGACACGGCCGTAGAGACCGTCGGTACGGGCCTGCAACTCTTCAATCCAGCCGACAGCATCGACCCGCTGCCCCTTGGCCGCGAGATGGCCGGTCGCGTGTTCGAAGTCGATCGGGACTTTGACCTCGTCCGCCTGGAAGCGAGCGGCCAGGGCTTCGGGATCGAACGCATAGGAACGGCCGTCCCGGGTCGAAACCCGGCCGCGCGGCGCGATCTTGATCCAATCCGGCGTCGCACTCGTCGCCGCAGCCGCAGCCAGGGCGACGACGACGTCGCCGGTCGAAACGGCGATGCCTGCCTGGCCCGTTGCGACGGGAGAAAGGGATGGGGCTGCGGTGCTTGTCATGGACCGGACCATTGCAGGCCCGGACAAAGCGTTTCAGTCGGGACATGTCCCGACGAAGGATGCGACATAGAGGCCGCGGGCCGGGAATCGGCGCCGACGACGTCGAAGCCGGACAATGGTCCGAACGAGGATCGCCGTCAAAGGGGTTTCAAAGGCCGTGGGCGCGATTCGTGCCAATCGGCCGTGGCAGGAAGCGTCGGACAGCGTCGTCGCGTGTCAGCGGCCCGCTATTCGGCTGTGGCGAAACGGACGACATCGGGAATGCCCCAGACGGCTTTCGCCCGCTCGAATGCCGCTTCTGCCACCTTCGCGGCGTCGCGGGCCGATCCGCGCACGAAGCCCTGCATCGCGCCGGTCTCTGCGTTCGGCGTGCGGTGGAAGGCAAAGACCGTCCAGAACCATTGTCCCTGGAGCTCGGACGACACCCGATAGCGGTAGAAGCGACAGACCTCGAAGCCGTCAGACAGGGCAACGAAGTCGTCCCTGGTCTGATCCGGCAAGGTCCGTCGCCATTTGAGGGTCGGCTGAAACTCCGGAGCGACGTCGGTCATGCGGGCCTGATGAAATGAGGTTCATTGAATCGAAAACGGATCGGCCGCATATTGGCCGGGCGCGTGACACGGTGCAATTCTCCCGGCCGTAGGACCGTCCGAAAGGGCGGGACCGCCATGTGGGGTTCCTGGGAGGCCCCACCGCGCACCTACCTTCTATCCAGCAGAACCCTGATACCGCGCCTGAAGAGGCTGCGGATGTTCGACGCACCGGTAAAACGGAAGCTCGTCAGGAAGGCGGCCTTTCGGGACCTGGTCACTTTCACGGCCGCGTGCAGCCAGCGATCGTCGTCCTCTTTGACGTAGACCATGGTGGTCTCGCCGTCCTGGACGACGAGGGTCGGATCGATGCCGATGGCGGGCAGCCGCCGATAGTCCTCGATGGTCAGCTCGGGATGGCGCTGTTTCTGCTTGACGACGGTGTCGGCCGACAGGAGGGCAACCGTCGTGTCAGCGCCGAGGGCGTCCGCAATTTCCCTCCCGATCGCCATCACCGGCAGACTGCCTTGCGGATCCTCGAGGAAGCGCGCGAACTCGTCCGATGCAACGACGTCTGCAATGGCCGATCGCCGCAGCTCTTCCGGCGCCTCGGCAACCTTTGCGGAAAGAGCATCCCGCACGACGGCGTCACGACCGGCCTTGCCCGGATTGTAAGCCCAGCCCGGGTCGATGCCGTCCGGCACCTTGAGGATCTCGCCGGTCCGCTTGTTGATCCAGTCGCGGGACGTCGTCGCCGGCGCCGCGAACTTCAGAGGCACGCCTTGCGCCATCAGCCGGTCGACGTCGCGCTGGGAAAGGCTCTGCAGGGTGCAGTGACAGCCCCAGCCGTTCGGGCAGGCATGGGTATTCCACCAGGGATGATCGACCGGCAGCACGATGTTGTGCCAGGCCTGATGCTGCAGCCGCGGGTGTTCCTGGCCTTCCAGGTGGACGTAGCGGAGATAGGGCCGCGCCCTCTTGTTGCGCTCGAAGCTTGACCAGTGACGGGCCGCGTAGGAGACGCGCATATTGACGTCGAAGATGAACTGCAGCCGGCGCGTCGAGCCGAGCTGGGCGATCGTCTCCTCGCCGCTCAGCGGGTCGACCACACGCTGCTGGCCCCACCATCCCTTTGCCTCGAGGAGCGGCCGCAGCTCTTTCGAGAATTCGGCGACCGTCCGCCCCTCGGCTACCGCCTTCGAAAGCCCTTCGAAGACATCGCCAAGGATGTCGAAGCCGGTCGACTTGGCAACGGTGAACATTGCGGCATGGTCTGCCTGCCAGTCGTCTTGCCAGGCGAACTGCGATTTGAGGAGCTTGCCGCGCCGCTGAAGCGCGGCGATCGCCTCCGCGAACGGCAGGGCCTGGAGTTCGGTCGCCACGCCGTCAGGCTCCGCCGTCGATCAGAGGCTCTTCCGCCTCCCCGGCGATCCGCGCGGCGAAGACCGCCTGGGTGAGCTTTTCCGCCAGCGCGCTCGGATCCATCGCCGCCAGGTGGGCTGCGAGGATCGCCCTCGCTTCATCGAGGTCGGCCGCAGCGGAGAGCTTTGCCTCGAGCCCCGCGATCATCGGTGCGACGAGAGGCTCCCAATCCTCTTCGCCGAGCACCTCCGCCACCGCCTGGTCGATCGCGTCGCCAGCTGGTGCACCAACGGCCGCGAGTCTTGCCGTCCTCGACGCGTCCCCTTTCGCCGGATCGCCTGCCGGTCCCTCCGGCTTTTTGTCCTTCTCGCCGCCCTCCGTTGGCAGCGTTGCCGGCCTCAGCAGCTCCTCGCCATCCTCCGGCTCCGAAAGCCCGCCGCGCTCCCGCATCTCTCGCTGGGAAACCTTCAGCCCCAGCGGAACGAGAGAGGTAACGTAATTCTTCAGCCCTTCGAGGTCCTCCGGCGCAGCGACCTGGTAGACGGCTCGCGGATAAAGCTCCTGCGGCCCGAAATTCAGCGCGACGAAGGGCACGACGAGATCTCGCGTGATTGTCTGGCCGAGCTGCTTGCCGTCCGCCATCTGGATATCGAGACGCACGTCGTTGTGGACTGTCGCCTGAGCCTTCGACGAACCATCGTCCGAGGTCATCGTCTGGCCGAGCACGAGTTTGGAGACCTGCTTGTCGACATAGTCGATCAGCCCACCGAACACGCCGGCACCGTGCTGCCCTTCGACCTTGGCGAATTCCATTTCCATTCCGGCCGGGATGATCGCGGCCGCGTCGTTGGCAATGGCGCGGACCGCCTGCAGGAGGATCCGCTTGTCTGCCTCCGAGGCGTTCGGCCCGAACTTGCCGACGCGGAGCGGCACGCCGTAGATCTCGGCGAAACTCGCCCAGTCCTTGAGGGCAAAACTCTGGATCAGGAACGCCCAGGCCGCAGGCCGGGCCATGCCGCGGCGGATCGGCAGCCCCATCCGGGTGCGCGGCTCATGGATGAGGAACTTCGCCGCCGGCAGCGCCAGACCATTGCGGGGGTCGCCATTGTCGCGGAGCCGCAGTTCTGTCCGGGTGGCCTCGTCGTATTGGAAGAAGCGCTGGTCGCGCCAGCGGTAGTCGACGGGTCGAAGGAAACCGCGCTCATAGTCCCAGATGATCTCGGAGACCGCATAGCCCTTGCCGATCGCATCGGTCAGCGTCCCGGCCATCTCCTCGAAGCGGGTATCCTCGACCAGGTCGTTCACCGCGTCGACGATCTTTTTCGGCACCTTGTCATCGTGCTCGATCGTGACCGGGATGCCTTCGATGGCCAGGCGCCGGGTCTGCAGCTGCGACGCATAGTGGAGGTAGCGCTCATCCATCTCCATCGCGAGCGTCAGATAGGACCGCGTATCGCCGTCGGCCGACTGGCGGAGGATTGCGGCAAGCCGCTCCGGACCGAGCCCCGAGACGACGGCGTCGCCGATCACACGACGGGGCCCCCATTCCTGCGGCGTTGCGAATTCCGAGCCGAGGCTCGAAGCTTCCGGCGAGCGGCCCCAGCGATCCTGGAAGCGGACGATCGCGGCCTTCACCATAGCGTTCGGTCTCCCGTATTGAGGCTGCCCCCGCCGCTCGCAAATCCAAGGCCACCCGTTTCATCGAGTGCGGAGGCGGGCGTGTAGCCGTATTCCATCACCTCCGCCTTCGCGGCCTGATGGGCGAGGCAGAGCGCGACGGCAAAGTCGCCGTGCCGCTGGCCCCCATCGGCGCCTTTCGTGCGGGCGTCGTTCGGCACCATCGGGATGCCGCGCACCATCTGGATCTGGCGAAGATCGGTCTTATGGTCGGCGTCGCGGGCAATCAGCAGCGTCCGGTCCTCGATCGCCGCCTTCATCGGCGGCATGTTCTCCAGATACCAGGCCTGGGAGAGCATCACCGCTTCGATCGCCAGGGCGCCGTAGCGCTGGATCGCGTATTCGGCGAGGAACTGGCCGTTGCCGCGGGCGTCATGGCGGCCGTTGCCGAATCGTGGGAGGCGATCCGCGATCCAGAAGAGGATCTGTTCCTGCTGGCGGAACGGCACGTTGCGCAGCTCGACGACGAAGGGCACGCGCCGGACGAGGTTGCGCTGCTCGGCGATCGGCACGAGGACGGAGAGGTCGCCCGACCGTCCGAAGTCAAAGCCATAGTGGTGGCGCAAGCGCCGATCGAGCGTCTCAAGGCACGGCGAGACCATAAGCTCGAGCCATGCCTGGACGTAGGCCGCGCGTTCGATGTCAGGCTTCAGCTCGAAGCCTTGCGGACAAGCCAGCCGAAAGACCGGCGTGTCCGGTGTCATCACCGCCTCGATCTGGGCCGACGTCAGATAGACGCCGGAACCTTGGCTCGGGATACAGTCGAGTTCCTCGGCCGCGCCGTCGCCATAGAACGCCCGGATCTCGTCCCGGAATTTCGCCTCGGCTTCCGGCGACCATTCGCGGCCGCGGATAAGACAGATCCGCTGATAGAGGCCCTGCGCCAGGGCGTCGTCGAAAGTGCATCGCACGACGTTCCCGGGCCGACGCTGTTCGCGGATCTCCTGAATGAGCAGGTTGAAGGGATTGTCGACGCCGTTGTGGGTCGAGATCACCAGCACCTTGCCGCCCCAGATGAGCAGCGCCATCGCCGCCTTGAGCAGCTCCTCGGCATCGTCGTGAAAGGCGAACTCGTCGAGGATGACGAAGCCCTGGCGGCCGCGCAAGCTGCGGGGCTTCGAGGAGAGCGCGGCGATCTCAAAACCGGAAGCGAACGTGATCCGGAACGCCTGGATGGCCCGGTCCTCGCCCTTCTCGCCTTCTTCGGTGAAGAGATATTCCTGGACCTTCGAGCAGGCCTGGTTGAATGCCCGCGCCCACATGGCGCAGGTGTCGATGAACTCCCGCGCCATGTCGAGATTGTAGCCGAGATAGAGCGTGTCCATCCCGCCGGCGGAGCGCTTGGCGCCGGAGGTGAGCACAGCCGCCGCGCCGACGCCCCAAGTCGCGCCAATTCGCCGGGACTTGTCTGTGACGGTCAAAGCGAAGTTGGAGACTGAGGCGACCAGCTCCTGCTGATAGGTGAGGAGAACGTCCGGGAGGCCAGAGACCTCGGACGGCATCACCGCCATCGCCTCACGACGCAGCTCTGCCCATTCTGTTTGGAGAATTGGTTCTCTCATTTTCCGCTCGCACCGCAAGCGCCAAGTCCGGTAGGCTTTTGTCGCATCTGACTAAAGGGTTCTTGGAAATGGCGCTTCTTCCCACGACGAATTCTGCCGCAGGGGATGAAGCGGGCTCTGCTCGCCGATACGGCAAGGCACGGGCGCTTATCTGCCCGGTCAGAGCGTGGGCGGCCGCTAAAGGTTGTGGCGCGGCCGTGTGGCGATTTGACTGGTTGCGACGTGTTGAGGATCATCCCTTGACTAAGCTCGTCGCAGCTGCCGCTTTCCTCTTCACGTTGTATGCAACTAGACAAACTCTGGAGGCGACGAACGTCCAACTCAACGACCTGAAGTCCGAACAAGCCGCGCGCTACTGGCAACTCCTGACCACGCATGCCTCCGGCAATAGCGGCAAAGTCGAAGCTATCGAATGGCTTTTCGCCAATCATCAAAACCTTGTTGGCCTCGATTTGTCGTGCAAGGCGATGACAAATCAGGACACATGCATACCCGGACAAGGAACCTATCTTCGCGGCCTCAAGATGATCAACTCGAGCAACGTCAAGCGAGCATTCGATGCGAACGTTCATGACGCTGATATGAGAGACTGCCTGTTTGCGGGTCCTCTTGAAGTTACACTTGAAATCAGCGGCGCTAAACTCAATGGATGCAAATTCACCGACGTCGATCTGACGATAAGCGGATCGCAGATCGATTTGGAAGGTGTGTCGATCGATGGAGGAAGCGTGAAATTCCGGGGAGTAAAATTTAAGCGCATACCGCGCTATCAATTTCTGAACGTTCCATTGAGATTTCTTGAAATCGTTAACGCCGAAATAGACTTTTCTACTGGTGATATCGACCTGAGCGGCGCTAAGCTTTCGGGCTCGACGCTCGACCTCGCCCCCACACGGGAGGTTTCGTCGCTGGCAAACGCAAATATCTCTAATACGAGGATTTCCCCTTCTTACATTGCACTGGACGAGTCTGCGGACTTCGAGGGCGCTTGGTTTTGGTCCGATGAAATTCCAGAAACCACAGATTTTGATCGCCTGGTTACGGGCGGTCCAATCGTCATGCGACCGCTCAAAAGGTCCGACTTCAACCACAGTCAGATGTATGTCTGCCCCTCTTCCAGTCGCCCTGATTGGTACGAAAAAACGATGTCCGTGGCCTATTCCTTCTCGAATAGAGTCACGATTACCCAAGGCGATGAGAATGCTGTATTCATCGATTGCGAACCTTTCTGACGGTGTTTGAGTTTTAGAATTCAAAGGCTCACCCCCAGGATTCGAGCCTTGATGGCTTCGACGGTTTCAGCCGAAAAGCCCTTTTCCCCACCGACTTCCTCGACGGCCTTCGCTGCCTCGTCGAGCTTCTTCTGCATCTCGGAATGCGCGATCCGTCGGGCGTCGGCGGATACCTTCTGCGCCGCCAGCGCCGACTTCACGGCGTTCGCCAGGAACATCACGCCTTGCGTGTCGACATTGCCGGTTTCGAGGATCGAATAGACCGAACTCTTGATCATCTCGACGAGCATGATCGTGATGTCGTCGGCACGGTCGGGCCCGAGCCGCTCGGTCACCGCCTTGGCGATGTCCCGGGTTTCCTGGAGCCGGCGCGTCGTCGCGGCGAGCCGCGTCGAATATCGGTTGAAGGCGCTGGACGAGATCGCCTCGCAGCCGATCGCTTCAAGCCGATCGTTCATCTCGAAGAGGATATCGGCCTGGGTCCGCTCGCGTGCCTGCAACTCCTCGACGGCCCACTGGACGATCGGATCGGCCTCCGGCGGCAGGAGGTCGATAGAGGAAAGCCGGCCTCGCGAGGTACGCGACATGTTACCTCCGCGACGGGCGTGCGATGCCCTCGATGATGCTGGTGCGCTCGACGTGGCCAGCCCCAGCTGCCGTGATCTCCGCCGTGAGAAATTCACCGGCGCGGTAAAGTCGGACGGCGCCGAGATCCTCCATGACGCGCAGTTCGGTGCGCAGCCACTCCTTGGTTTTCCGATAGCCGTAGGTTTCCAGCACCTTCATCAGGATCGTCTCGTTCAACCGATCGTCGTCCTGCTCGTAGAGCGCCCGCAGCATGGCGAGCCGCCCGTCCTGCCGCTGGTGTTCCGCGTAATCCATCACCGCCCCTCGATTCGCTTGGCGCTCTGCCCCATCAGGAAATCGTCGATCCGGCCGACGCTCGCAGCCAGCGGCCGCATGCCCTCTGACAACACGCGGATGTCACCGCCCATCTTCTCGACCAGCGTCCTGAGATCTGCGACCTGGTGGGCACTGGGGGAATGCTTGATAGTCTCCTCGACCCGGCCGATCCGGTCGCGCAGCTGCTCGAACGTCGCCTGGTGGATCTGCGCGACCTTCAGGCGGTCCTCGCTGATCCGGTCGACCTGGCCCTCGATCTCGCTCCAGCGATGGGCGTCCCGCTCCAGCGCCATGACCCGGCCTTCGTTACGTTGGGATCGCTCGCTTGCCTCTTCGGCCTCTCTGCCGATCGCCTTGAGATCACGAACGATCTCAGAAAGCTCGCTGAGGCTGGATTTCAGCCCGTCGACGTCCTCGCGCTTAATCGCCGTCCGCTCCAGCGCCGACAGACGGTCATCGAGCTTGTCGCTCTCCTCTTTCGACGCCCGCGACCGGGTCGAATGGACGGTAAAGCCAAGTGCCGCAAGCGCCACGAGTGGAGACAGGATTTTGAGGACGACGTCGTACCATTCCATCAGGTCACGCCGGCTTCAGACCGCGGCGGACGCGGAGCGTTCCGTCTCCGGATCGACGAGCCACTCCTCGAGACGAGCCTCGATCATCTGGGTTAGCTTCGGATCCTCCGGATTGGCCGGATCGATCTTGAAGTGCTTCAGCGCCCCCGGAAGCTTCTGAGTGGCGTAGCCAGCGGCGATCCTGATCGCCTCATTGCGAAGATGCAGTGGGATGCCGCCGGCGACCCGGTCGCGAAGCCGCGAAGCCGCGAAGTCGACAGCCTTTTGCAGCCCCTGATCGACGATCAGTCCGACGCTTTGGTCGATCTGCCAGCCCGTCTTCTTGCGGAACAGCGCGAAGGCCCACGCGGCGATCGCCGAAAGCCCGGCGAGGACGATCGGGGCGAGGATCTCGATCAGGCTGGCGGCGATCGGGCCGAGATCGATCGCCGTCGGCGCCGCCTCGGCGGCGTGGGCGATGCCGGCCAACATCAACAGCGCCAGTAAAGCCAGTAGACCGAAGGCCATGAACCATGTGACGGCCGCGGCCACCCAACGCCAGGCGGGCGAGTCTTCAAGCGCCTCTGCCACGATCGGCCGTGGCATTATGGGTGCCGGTCCAAACAGCGCGAGGAGCCCGGCAAAGCCGAAGGCGATGCCGCCTAGGACCTGTGAAAGAAAGCGCATGGAGAACCCTTTCGAAAGCAGCTTTGACAGGACGATGAAGAGCTAGAGCCGGGCGGCTTGGACGTGCATCCAGTCATAGTTCCGCGCACGGCCAAGCGAGAGCCAGCCTTCGGCCTCCCAGGCCTGCCAGAACGGCAGTGCATCGGAATTCGACAGCCGCGACTTCGGGGAGTGCCAGCTCAACTGATTGCGCTCCGGGTCGAAGTCGATCGCGATGCCCCAGCTATGCATCGAGTAGGACGTCCCGCCGCGCATCCTGCGGACGTTCAGAGACCCGCCAAAGAGATCGATACCGAGCTCGTGCATTTCCTTGGCAGAGTAGATCTGAGCGACACGCTGAAGGACGCGCAGAGCCGACGGCGCGACCTTCTTGTGAAGCGTCATCTTGCGAGCGCGGGTCGATTTCGACCAGGCGATCCACATGTCGAACGGGATCTCGATCGTCGTCTGGTTCGTCCCCACCCCGCCGTAGAATGCGGAGACTCCGCTCTGCCGTGGCCAAGTGTTGCTGACGAGGGCGATTTTCTGGATCTCTTCCTCGGGCGGATCGCGGTGCTCGACCGTCTTGGCGGTCTCTGCGTCGACCACACTTGACGAGGAGCGCAGCGCCGTGACGACGGCGTCGTCGGCCATCCCGTCCACCGGCAGGCCATGCGCCTTCTCGAACGCCTTGATCGCGGCCGTGGTGATCGGCCCAACGATGCCGTCGATCGCGCCGCAGGCAAAGCCGTGCGTCGTCAGACGCATCTGCAGCCACTGTGCGAATGGGATCGGTGCGGTCATCGGAAAGCCTCATCGCCTGTCACGAGTGAGGCTCGACCATGCGGGATCACCTATCCCGGAATTAGCCCGGACATGTCCCGGGACGGTGCTAGATCAGCTGAAGAGGTCCGACTGTCTGGGGTCGACTTCGCGCCTGCGCGGCGGCCGCGGTGTCGGCGATCGGCGGAACAGTTTTTCGACGCCGTTGACGGAGATCCCCAGTCGCTTGGCGATGTGCCGGTTGCTGAGGCCCGCGGCGCGATAGTGTCTCGCCCGCAGCCGCCGGGCAAGAGGGATATCGAGGGCGTCGCCGCCATACCGCCGGGCGAGCTTCGCCGCGATCGTCGTACCGAGCCCCTCGGCGATCTCCGTCCCGCTCTCGGATTTCGGGATGTAGCGCCGCTCGCCGCCATGCGCCTCGGCGAGACGGATGAAGTCTTCGGCTCCGAGAAGCGCGACCAGTTCGTCCTCCAGCCGGTCGGTCACGGGGCCCCCGTCAGCGACGAGCCCCGCGATGAGCTTAAGGGCGGGGCAGACGACGTCCCGAACAGGTCGATGTCGCGTTGAAAGGTCAGCCGCGATCGGCATGGCGGAATCCAGCGGAAAACCGGATCTTTCACGCGGCGATCGAGCCGCCAGATCATCCAGCAATAGGCCGTAAAAGTGTCGCCGTCGGGCTCCCAGCGCCCCTTGTGGCAGGGCGCCCGCTCGACGAACTGGGCGATCGTATGCGGCGGCCTGGGACCGTAGACGAAGCGGTGGCGGTTGATTCCGTCGAGCTTCACCGTCGGCATGTAGATGGCGACGCCGGTCCTCGCCCTTGCGAGCGCCCGGCGCACGAAGGCGAGCAGTTTCGTGCCGAAAGGCGGGTTGGTGATGATCCAGTCGGGTCGCTTGAGGTCGTCGAAGGCGGCGGGCTCCAGGAAGTCGCGCAAGGCGAAGCCGCCATTCAGACGATAGCCGTGATCGTAGACGTCGCTCGCCCAGACCGTGCCGAAGACCTCCTGCAAGACATAGGCCATGTGCCCTTCGCCGCAGGCGGGGTCCTCGACGATGAGATCGCGGAACGCCTTCGTGCCGAGGATCTCGGCAAACAGTGCGCGCGTCGCCCAGGGTGGTGTCGGAAAATAGTCGAGCGAATTCGCCGCCTCGATGCGCGGGCCATTGATCGAGCGGGGAATCGCCGCCTGCGTCATGCGAACCGCAGGCCCTTCGAGGTGAGGACGATCCTGTCCTTCGGATCGTCAGGGTGTGTATAGACGAACCGCCCCGTCCAGCTTCCGTCCTTGCGCTCCCAGAAGCGGCAAGGACTCTGCAGCTCGTAGCCTTCGGTAAGGCCAACGAGATCGAGATGCGCGGCGATCACCGCGGCCTTCTCGGCCGTCAGGTCGACGATGCGCAGCTTGCGGCGGCGGGCCATCAGACACCCGCCTTTCCGGCGCGGATCCGCTTGCCGAAGGCGTTCATCACCGTGATCCACTCGGCGTCAGTCGGCTTATCGATGATGACGGCCCGCCGCAGGACAAAGCCGACGTCGGCCCAGAAGGCGGGCATCGTCCGCACCTCGTGCGGCCGCAGCTTTTCCCACTGCGCTAAGGCAATCTGAAATCCGTGCCGCTTACCATGGTCAGGTGCCATCGTCCCGACCTCCCAGTCGACGCCCTCGCGCTGGCACCACGCCTTCAACGCCTCGATCACCGCGCGACCGTGCTTGGCGTCGAGGATCCACTCGGTTCGCTCGATGCCGGTCTGCCGGCAGACGAAGGCGAGCAACGCGGAATCCCGCCTGTCCTCGACCGCGCCGAGGTTCCACAGCGCAATCCACAATGCCTGCGCCTTCTTGGCGTAGGGGCCGGACAAAGGCTTGGTCGCCTTTCCGCTGCTCTTCGAAGCGGGTTTGAAACCCTGCCGGCGGAACTCGTCGAGCACCGCCTGGCGCTCGCGATCGGTCATCTCCTTCGACGAGCGTTTGCCCGTCACCCGGACGAGCACGGCCCGATAGGTGTCGTCGTCGAGACCGAGGTCGCGCTTGGCGACGTGCATCATCGCGAGCACCGTCACCCCGTCACTCCATCTGTCAGCACCGCCGCAGCAAGGATCCGCAAGGTGTTGTGGGCAGTCTGAATCCGCTCGTCGCCGGCCAGCACCCTCCGGGCAATCTCGCGCGCCGTCTCTGGCGTGAAGCTCTGCTGGGGAGCTAGCCGCTCCATTCCGCCGCTGACAGTGAAGACGTGACAGACGCAGTTATTGTCGACGGCGATGGCGCGGGTGCCGCCGCCCTTTGCAAGCGGCACCTCGGCGATGATCCGGGCTTCGAGGAGCGCGGTCATGGCCCTCACGCTTTCGCCAGATCGATGGTGACCGCCTGCCAAGCGCCATCATGGCTGTCGCGTTTGTAAAACCGGACATATTCCTTTGATCCGACGACCCGGATGGCCTCCGAGATCGCCCGCATAGCGTCCTGCCACCGCTTGTCGTCGATCTGAAGCCGCCGCAGCCGAAACAGCTCAGACCGGTTCACCTGACCTTCCTTGTCGACGTCGAAGGCCCGGTTGACGAAGACCTGGATCTCCGCCGAGGCATCTGCCGTCAGCGCCGTCAGATATTCGTCGATCAGCTTCTTGGCGGTCTGCAGCTGGGCGCCGAACTCGATGAGGTCGGCCTGCTGGACCTGGACCTTCATCATCCCGTCGAAGCTCATGAAGGTGGCGTTGCCCTTCGCACCGCCCCGCTTGGCGCCGTATTCCTGGTCGAGGATTGCCTGGAAGGCGCCGATGTCCTCCATCGTATGACCGCGGAAGCGGCCGATCTGCGCCGACAGGTCCTCGGCGAAGGAGAGGCACTTGCGTACCATCTCGTCCTCGAGCCGGTCTTCCGCCTTCACGAGATCGAGCGGCACGAGATTGCCTTTGGAGTCCGGCAGGTACAGCCGCCCTCCGACCTCGACCGCGCCTGGTGGCAGGCTCGGTGCTTCGTTCGCCGGCAGTGTCTGGGTGGTCGCACTCATGCTGCAAATTCCTTCCGTTCGACGATGTCTCTAAGTTCTTTCAAAGCCCGGTCGAGCCGCTCCTGCGAGAAGCGCTCGCGACCGCTGAAACGATCGCTTTCGAGTTGGCGAAAGGCCTCGATGACGGGGGTCACAAGCGCGGCAGGGATGAACTGATGCGGCTGCGCGGCCGACAAGCGAGCCTCCGCGGCGTCCAGCCGTCTGGCGAGCCCGGCCTCGCGTCGCGCCGTCTGCTTTGCGAGCGCCTTAAGGCGCTGCTCGAGCTGGATCACTGCCGTTGCGAGGGCGGCAACCTCATCGGCGAAGACCGAGATCCGGCCACCGGATATGACCGCCTCCTCGACGCGGCGAGCGAGATCAGAGGCATCGACGTCTTCAGCCGGCACGAGCTCGAACTTACCCTCGCCAGGCAGACGCTTGGAAATCGCTGCGCCCATCGCCTCGATCTCGTCGCCGTAGCCCGCTTCGCGCGCGATCCGGTCCTCAATCTTTCGGACGGCGTGCAGGACCGTCGTGTGGTCCCGACCGCCAAGGCGCCGTCCGATCGCCGGCAGTGAGGCCGGCGTCAGGGTCTTGGCCAGATACATCGCCTCATGCCTTGGACCGATCAACTCGCGATGTCGGCGGTCGGAAACGAGATCTGCAAAGGTGATGTGCCGGATCTCGGCGACGGCTTCGGCGATCGTTCGGATGGCGTTCATGACGCCACCCGTTCGCTTGCCCGCTTCAGATTGCCGGCGTTGATCTCAGCCCGGGCGGCGATGAGTTCGGCGATCGCCGCGTCGATCGCGGTCGATGCCTCGTCGGAGCCGACATCGCGGCGACCGCCGATGATCAGGCGCCGCATCACGCGGATCGTTTCTTCGGCCGCGAGCATGCGATCGACAGCGGGCCGGATGAGCGGTTGTGCTTGAGACGGGATCATCGGGCAGCTCCTGCCTCACTCGAAGCGTACCGACGGGCGATCTCCGGCATCGAGCGCGCCATGATTTTCGCGGGCCGGGCGCCAATCTCGAGGTCTGCGGCGTCGATCTCGAAGCTCCGCAGACGTTCGGCGAGCGCATCGACGGCCGTGCCGTTCATGGCGAGGCCGGAGCGGTCGTATTCGCTGAAGAACCTGCGCAGCTGACGGATGCGTGCCGACAGGCGCTGAGAGGAGCGTAGCTCAGACATGATCTTTCCCTTTCGTGTGCTTGGAGTGAGGGCAGCCGGAGCGGCAGGCCCGATAGAGCTGAGCGCGCATGGCGCTCGTCGCGACGAAGTCCTTGCCCTGTTCGTCGAGGCAGCGGTCCCGGCCGATCTCGCCTAGGACCGGGCACTCGACGGTGAGAGCCATCAGCGCGCCACGGACCCGCTCTTCGATCTTTCCGACGTCGCCGCGATAGGTGTTCGACAGGGTCTGGCTGAGGGTCGAGGCAGCTCGCCCGACGCGCTTTTCGGCGCCGGACAAGCCTTCCGCGTCCGCCAGGCGGGCAAGCTCGATGATCCAGTCGGGCCGGGAGTTGCCCCATGCGAGGGCAGTCTTGTCCTCGAAGGTCTGCCGCTGGTTCATAGACCCGCCTCCTCCGCCTGGGCGGTTCCGAGCGGCTCGCCGCGGTTCGGATCCCAGACGACGTTGGCGGTGAGGACCTTCGGGGCTCGGGGGCCGGGAATTCGAACCAGCCTGAAGCGTTGCTCCTGGCGCTGCCCTCGTTTGCCGGCGAATGCGAGGAGCCCTGCGCCGTGCAGCCGCCAGAGATAGACCCGGATCGACTTCACATTCGGGGCTCGCCCCGTTTCGGCGAGGTAGGCGGCAAGGTCCTCGGCCCGGAAAACCTTGAGCATCCGCATTGTCCGCCAGAGTGTCTCGATGACCAGCTCTGGCAGGTCGTCGCCGCTGCTGGATATCCGCGGCGCGAAGATGCTCGGCCGGGCAATCTCATAGAGCGTCGGCTCCCCGCGCACCTTCGAGCGCCCGACCCGCCTGACGTACCCCGCCGACTCGAGCCGGGCGACGTAGTTGGCAATCACCTTCGTCTTGTGGCCGACGAAGCAGCTCACATCCGACGTCGACCAGCAGCCTTCGCGATCGAGCTTCTGGATCATTGCCCAGATCGCTTCCTCGCCCTTGGGAAGCGAGATCTCGACACGGGCGCGAAGGTCTTTCGATTCACGCGCGGCCGTCATCGGGCTGCCCTCGGCATCGGCGCGCGCAGGCCGAGGATGGCTTCGCGCCCGCCGAACTGGTCGAGACCGATCGTGTCCAGGCCGTCGCGGGCGGCGATCTCCTCGGCCTTCGCCAGGTTCACGACGATGCGGCGGGTATTTCCGGCGGTGACGTCCAGCATCTCCGATGCAAGATCAGCGCCAATGGAAAGCCGTGGCGCCACGGTCCGAGCCAACATCGCGAAGTCCTCGGCGTCGCAAGGCACCGCAGCCACCCAGTCGAGCATCCGATTGTGAACGCGCTCATAGGCTTCGAGATGCTTCGGAAGCGTCTCTTCGCCGATCAGCACGATCGGTGCGTCGCTCTTGTCGTGCAGCTCGCGCACGACATCGACGAAGGCCTTGTGAGCGATGTGATGCGCCTCGTCGATGATCAGCGGCCGCCTGGGATCGCGGGCGAGTATCTCGACGATCTCGTTGAGCATGTCGGTCGCCGTGCCCTTCGGCTTCGGCAGTCCAAGTTCCATCAGGATCGACACCAGAAGCGACCTGGCGGTCGTCATCTGTCCGCACTCGACATATGCGGCGCGGTGCCGGTTGGCGCCGAAGATCGCGCTCTTGGTCTTTCCGAGTCCGGAGTGCCCGTAGAAGCAGGCAAGGCCCGGCAGGCCTGGTCGACGATCGACGACGCGATTGATCAGGCTGGTGAAGGCAGCCACATTCCTCAGTGGTGCCGGTTTGTTGACGGGGGGATTGACCGAGACCGTCATGTTCATCATGCTCTCCTCATTGGACATGCGGCCTTTTGGCCGTCTTTTCGGACCCGGCTCTCGTGGCCGGGTCTTTTTCGTTCGGCGCGTCAGAGCGCCAGGTATTCGTCCCCGTAGACCTCGTGCATGTCGCGCTGGCCTTTGAATTCGGGGGTTTCCTGGTATCGGCCGAGCAGGATCGCATCCTCGACATCGACCTGTTCGCCGGCCTCGATGCGGCGGCGCAAAAGCTCCATGCGGACGTATTTTGCCCGCGGCGATTCCGGCAGCGCTCGGACGGTGACTGGTAGATGGGCCGTCCGTTCGGCCTCGATCTCCGCCTCGCGCCGGCGCGAACTCTCGCGGCCGCGCTCCCACAGCGCCCGCTCGTCGGCGGCCGTCATTTCTGCAATCAAACGGCGCTGCTCTTCCGCTACGCGTGGATCCGTAGGCACAGGTCTCCGCCGATCGTCGGCGGCATCCATGGCCTCGAGTGCAGCCGCGATCTGCGGCGTGACATGGGTCTCGCCTCGCTTCGGCATGGCGACGACGTTCGGCGCGCGCGCTTCTCGGACACCGAGGATGCGTTCGTGCCAGGCGCCGCCCTTCTTCAGACGCCGGATTTCGGCCTTGATTGCCGCTGCGCCCTTCTGGGTGATCTCGTTCTGCATCGCTTTCAGCGCCCGGGCAGCGTCCGCGGGGTCGATGCCGGAAAGTTGCGGGCAGATACCCGCCCCGAGGAAGTCACCGCCGTCCGGTGCGAAGGCGTAGACGACACCGAGATCGGCGCTGTCCATGCGTACCAGCACCTCTGTCCCAGGCAGGATCGACGGCGTCATGTAGTGGTTGCCGTCGACCCGGATGCCGCTCGACGTCACGCGGCGCGTGCCGCCCTGCGGCACGGTCATCAGGAGGAGATCGAGAGCGCGCTCGTCGACATGCCGGGGGGGCTTTGTCGATCGCGCAGCGACCGCGAACGGTGTTTCTCCCTTGAGACCGGCATGGGGCTCGTGTTCGCGCAGCGACGCCCATCGATCGACCTCGGCCTGCAGTGCGTCGCCAGAAAGCGCGACGCCGAAGACCTCCTCGTCACTTGTGCCGAGTCGCGCCGCGAAACTTCTGCGCTCCTCGATCGCCTTTCGGTCCGCGACGCTGTGGCCGACGAAGCCGGGCAGCATGGTCGCGCAGTCTTTCTGAAAGTCGCCGATCGCCCGCTCAACATGCGCCTTCTGCGTGGGCGTGTAGGCGTCGGAAAGCTCGATTTCGATATCGAGGAAGGCGAATAGACGTTTTGTGTCTTGAGCGGTGAAATCCGAGCCGTTGTCGGTTTTGATCTTGTCGGCGACACCCCAGGCGAGAATGGCCTTTCGAATGAGAAGCGCCACAGCGGATGCCCGAGGCGTCTTCGAAATGAACAGGACCATGCGCCGTGTCGCGATATCGAGGCAGACGTAGATCGCGTGTCGGCCATCCGTGCAGAGCGCGTCGACGGGCGAGGCGTCGATTTGCCAAAGCTGGTTGGGCTCGGTGACATGGGACAGCGTCCCGAGGCCTCTGGGCGCCATCGTGGAGCGGAAGCGATCGGGGTTCTGCACTCGCATCAGCGTTACGGCGTGCGAGCTTCGAAGACCCTTCAAAAAGTGCTGGAAGGTCCGGATTGGCGGCAGCGGCACCGCCTTCTCACAGTCTCGTCCCGGGACAATAAGCGTGTTCCCGTATTCAGACGCCACCACGTCACGGATATGCTCGGCCGTGAAGTGCTGATTGTCGGCGAGGAGAGCGAGAATCGTCGTGCGGACTGCGCCACCATTGGCGGTATCGAGCACGCCTTTGCCTTTCCGCGCAGCTGCCCGGTCAACAGCGAGTTTGGCTCCGCCATTCTTCGCTTCGGCCTGCCATCGCTCGAGAGAGCGCTGAGAAAGCTTTGGCACCAAGTCGACGACCCACTCGTCGATGGCAAGAGAACGGTTGTTGTACTTGCGGACGAACTGGTCGTGAGCACCGTAGTGGCCGAGCGTCAGCCCCTTACGGAAGGAATTGAACCGCTGGACGATGGCCAGCCGCGCATCCCGACGCTTCGCCGCCTTCGCGCCAATGGGATTGGCGGGCACGACAGCCGTCTCATCGTTCGCTACAGGCGGCAAGGCGGGGATACCGACCTTGAGGTGGCGGCGTGAATACTCGATCTGCGCCAGCGTCGGCAGAATGTGGAAGTGATACTCCATTCCCCCGCCACGGCCCGATCGCCGTCGCACGAAGGTTGGATGCTCGTTCCAACACTCACGGATCGCCAGATCGTTGATTCCGCGCTTCGTGGAAGGAAGGTGCGGAAGAGCCTGGGCAGCGAGTTCTTGTGCCGTGAGCCACTGCTTCATTGCCGAGCCCTTGCCTTGGCCTGAAGCGTCGCCATCCGAGCATCTAGGAGGCGCTTGTGATCCTCGATCTGCTTCATCTCGATGATCTCGACGTACTTCTCTTCGACCACCGCGTAGCCGAACAGCGAGGGAATGAAGCCAAGCGCCTCGTAGCCTTTGGTCTCGGCGATGAGAGCAACAAAGGCGTCGAGTGGGATCCGATGCTCTTCCGCCGATTCCGAAGCCCATTTTTCGATTGTCGTCTCCGAGACGGAGCGGCCAAGACGGTCGGTGAGACGCTCCGCCAGCTGCCGGCGGGTGATCCCGAGTTCCTCGCGTGCGTCTTGCGTCGTTCGGCTGACCACCCTGGCGATCTGCGAGGCGAGGGAGCCGCGCCCGATAACCTCAGGATCGAAACCGACTGAGACGGGCTCGGGAGACGCGAAGAGGTCGCGCGTATGGGGATCGCGCCGACGGCTCATCAGGCAGCCCGCCGGTTCTTGGCTGCGCGCTTGGCGATCCAGGCGTCGATTGCGTCGGCGTTGAGGTCGAAGAATGCCTCTTTCTCGGGCGCCTTCAGCCGCGTGAATCTGTCATAGAGCCGCTCGTAAGCCGGCACCGGCTTGGCGCCCGGCGCATGATCAAGGAGTGCCAGTGCCTCGGTGACGGTCGCGGCTTCTGCCGGCTCGCTGGTCAGGAGATCGACCACCGCCTTCTGGCGAACCGGCGTCAGCTCTGAGAGCAACAGCAGCTCGCGCTGTACCTCGGCGATCGGATGGAGCGCGATCCGCGACCGGATGTCAGCGTCGATACGCGCGATCTTGATGCACCGAAAAAGCACCGAACGGCTGATGCCCAAAGCTTCCTGCGCAGCAGCGCTCCAATTAGTGTCACACGCGACACCAATTTCTTCTTGCGAGTTGAGATCGGGGGATTTCGGCTTTCGGCCGCGCTTCGGTGCACCGTTGACGTCTTGGAAGACGTCGCACCAGGCGGAGACGGAAATTGCATGCTCGAGCGCTGTGAGGGCCCCGCGTAAAAGGTGCCCTTTGATCTCCGCCAACCGGACGGCAATGTCGTCGGCGAGCGCCTGCTCAGGCTCGATCCGGGCCTCGATTTCTCCGCGGCCAAGGTCGATGAAAGCAGCGATGCGCCTTGCCCCATCGACGAGTTTGTAGCCGTTGCCGCGGATCACGACGCGGATCGGTTCGATCTGTCCGTCCGCCGCGATTTCCTCCGCGAGGAACGCGACCCAGGCAGGATCGGCGGCGCGAAGCCTCGCGCCAGTGTCGATCGAGGAAAGCGGGATCATGGAATAGGATGTCATGCGGTCAGTCTCTCTGGCGTAGTAAAGAGGTCGGGATCGGTCGGGCCGCCGGCGGCGATCGCTGCTGTGCGAAGGGTCAGCTTCGCGGTCGTCAGCATCCGCTTGCGGGCCTGGAGTACTGTCGTGTGGACGTGATGGGCGGGTGCCCTGTGATCTACGGCAAGTTCCGGTGCGGCCATCTCGAGCACCGCAGCCGGATGCCGGCGGGCGAAGGCGGAGCAAGCCAGGAGGAACTCGCCAGCGGTCATCACCGCCCTCGCCGCAGTGTGAGGCTGAGGGCAATCGCCGCGCACCCGTAGATGATGGCCAGCATGGCAATTTCGGGTCTGGCAGCGGCCAAGGTGAATTCCGACAGCCAGGTCACGCCGAGGCCCTTTCGCTGGCAGCAGCGACCTTGCGCTTTTGCCGCGACGTCGCCGTGCCTTTTGGGTTAGGTTTGGCGTGGCTCGAACGCGAGCGGACAAACATGTCCGCGGGGAAGAGCGTGTCGAAGGGAATTCCGAGAGCGGCCGCGATGGCGTCCGCGCCTTTCCGGTTCATGCCCATCAGGGCGAGCCGGCAGGCGCTTTCCGGAAGGCCCGCATCACGCGCGATCCCCGAGAGCGACATGCCGCGACGATGGATCTCCGCTTTGATGGAATGGCGGTCCCATTGTGCAGGCGGTTTGGCGGCATCTCGCTTCATTCGGGCTCCTCAGCGAAGGCCGGCTGGCAGGCCGGCTTTCTTTCGGGGTGTGGTGAACGGTTGGTGTTACAGAGTTAACCGAGATTATTCGGATTGGCAACGGGGTAATCCGCTTCCCAGTTCGAGATTTCCGAATATGTGCGGATTGTCTCGGAATTCCGTTAAATAACAGGATGTTAATTGATGGCACGCCCGCGAAAAGAAACTGGGAAGCGAGTTCCCACTTTCACGGACGGCTTCGGCGAGAGGATGGAATCCGTAATTTCTCGGATGGCGGACCAGAACCAAGCCGCCGAAATTACCGGATACTCAGTCGACACCCTGACGAATTGGAAATTCGGCCGCTCGCGACCGGATTTTTTCGCCCTGGCAGAACTGTGCCGAGCGGCGAACGTCTCCGTCGATTGGCTCGCAACAGGGAAGGGATCCGAATCAACGCGTGACTCTTCTGCAATTTCGAGTCATGGTCCGGGAAGAACACAGCAGGAACAAAACGGGCCGCCAATGCTGCAGATCGTTGATACGGAGGACCTTCAGGAGGGAGCCTTCGTCCTTATTCCGCGGATGGAGGCGCGCGCTTCAGCAGGCTCGGGGCTGATCGCTCAATCCGAAAACGTTGATGCCTTCGTGGCCTTCCAGGACGCTTACCTACGGACGATGGGGGTCAATCCGCGCTTCGCCCGAATCCTGCCAGTCTCCGGGGATTCCATGCATCCAACCCTGACCGATCAGGATCAGGTTTTGATCGATACCTCGATCGACCATGTCGTCGACAACGCCCTTTATGCAGTCGTTTACAACGAGTCGGTCCTCGTGAAGCGCGTGCAACTGATGCGCGATGGATCGGTAATCCTGTCCAGCGACAACAAGGCAGCCGGCTATCTCGACGAACGCGTCGAACCGCATGAACTATCGAACCTGCATATCGTCGGCAGGGTCAAAGCGCATCTGCGCTACATGTGAGGATAGGCCTATGACTGCAAAGCACTATTTCATCGCCCAAGGCTTCGTAAAGGACGGCCGCAAGCTGGCGTCAGGCCAGACCTTTCAGGAAAGGTCCGCCGAAGCCGCGATAGCAAAGGCGACGCGGATATCCGTTCGCTTTGCCGGTGCTGTTGCGTTCGAACAGCTCGCGGATGACGAAACGGGCGAGACCCTCGACGAGCCCAAACTGCTTTTTACTTTCGGGCAATTGCCTGCTGATTTCGACACAGATTGATGTCAAGCTACCGTCGACGGGAATCCTACCAGTCGTGAGCCCATTGCTTCTAATCTACTCATCACCTCATACAAACCGACCATGCTGCGACAGTTCAATGGCGCCCGCGAATCCAAACGCGACACAAGCAGCCGCGAGCTTCGTCAGCTTCGATCCAACGCGAGATTTATGCGCCGCCGGGCTACCTGACAGGTCATCACACTCGATATGACAACTCTCAGAAGAATACCTTTCCGAATAAGCGCAGACTTTATCTGCAAAAAACATTGCAGTCGCGATCTGGTTTGTCCATTTCCAAACTGTACGAACGGGATCGAGGAGGATGAATTTTTAACTACACTTCCTTTCGGAAAAGAGATTACCTATAAAAGAATTAGTTGGGTCGATCACGTAGGTTCAACTTCGTATTCGTGGAATAACCATTCGCCGCGTTGGTTTTCGATTCCGAATATACTTTGGAGAGAGGCAGAACGCCTTTCTATTGTCCCATCACATGCTAACAGTCATTCGACAGTTTATCAGTATACGACGGCAAGCGGCCTTCTTGGCATAATCTCGTCGTCTGAGTTGTGGCTGACAGACTACGCCTACCTCAATGATGCCTCAGAACTTCGTCATGGCCTATCTCTAGCTCGATCAAGTTTCGAAAAAGCGGCACGTTTCCGGCAAGACGCCGCAGCTGTACTGAATGCATTGGGCAGTCCAGACATTACTCGGCACCGCGTCTGTATTGCCTCATTTTCGCTTAATGGTGACAGCCTAAGCCAATGGAGGGGGTATGGAAATATTGCTATCGGCTTCTCGACCAAATATCCTGGGTTCGGCTACTCCAATACAAGTGTTATGCGTCCTGTAATTTATGATCTAGAAACACAAATATGCCTTCTAGATCTTATGGCTCATCTTACCGCATCGGCATGGCCTCATGACCGATATGAATTTTCGAGCAAGGCTGAAGCTCTTTACGGCGATGGATCGGATAGAATACTAGATATTGCGGCGTTCTTTAAAGATGGGCACTTCGAAGATGAGCGCGAAGTAAGGCTTGTCCATTCGGAAAACGCTGAAGTCATGTCCAGTCTGGGGCAACCGCTTTCTCCTCGCCGATTCCGTACTGTTGGACAGACAATCGTTCCTTATGTGACCACAAAAGATATTGCTCGAGATTATCCAGAAAAACTTCCGATCAGCGAAGTCGTGGTCGGCCCCTGCTCCGTAGCGGAAATATTAGCCGCGGGCATTAGAGAGGCACTTGATGAAAACGGGTATACAGAGGTGCCTGTGAGGAGGTCAGAGACACCGTTTCGAGGCTAGTGACGGTTCGACGCTTTGCAATTAAGCAAATCACGCCGTCCTCTCTTTGTTTCCCTGAGCCGCCGCCATCTTGTTCTTGCGCTCGAAACTACGGTGTTCGGCGATATGCCGCCATTTTGATCTTGCGCGCCACTTCAGGCTAAGCGGGCATTGATGCCTCTCAACTCCCCGTGGCTGTTCGGTTATTCCTTTCAATCCCGCTTATTTCCAGCAGATCCCGCCATCCGCCAGATGTTATTGCGTATTACAAGTCGCTTTCGAGCTCGGCCTTCAGCCGGTCGAACTGGTCCGGCGAAAGGTTGCCGCCGCCTTCGGCCTTGTAGATCAGCGCCCCTGAGGGCCGCGCCGAATTGTCGATCAAGGCGCGGTTCCAGCGCGCCGCGGCGTTGTGCAGGTCGAGCGCGTTCTGCGCCGCACCGAGCGGCGGATAGCCCTCATGGTCCGCGAGCGGATGAAACAGCGTCAGCTGCAGCAGCGTCCCCGGCCCGCCGCCCGGCCCTTCGGCGGCGATACGCCTCACCCGCGTTCCCGCCCGGTATTCGTAGGCTTCCGGCCAGCCGTCGCCGCCTTCGATCAGCCGGATCCGATCCGGCCGCAGGAGGTGCAGCGCGCGCAGCGCACCGTCGAGGAAGCTTGCCTCCACATAGGCGTTGCCGGAAAGAAGAAGGTGGCCGCAGATCGCCTCGACGAAGGCGGCCCCGTCCATCATCGGGTTCGGCCGCTTCAGGAGGTCGAGCAGCCGGTGTTCGCTCAACTCGTCGGGACCGTCGTAGAGCACCGGCGGGATCGCCGCCGCCGCCTCGCTGATCAGCCGTACCGAGCGGTAGGCGACGGGGTTCTGCATGAAGCCGCTGCGCGACAATGCCGCATAGGACCGCTCGGTCCAGACGCCCTCGCCGCTGCCGGCAAAGACCAGCGTGCCGGCGACGGTGGCGGCGGACTTCCGCTCGCTTGGCCCTGTGCTGCTTGCCGGTTCAATGCCGCTTTCACGGACTGCGGCTGCAGCGTCCGGCGGCCGCGCCGCGGCGCCGAGCCAGCCGGCGATCGATCGCGCAAGTCCCATGTCTCGCTCCGATGTTGTGGAATGCGTTCGGCAGGTCTGCCGTGATGCGGAGGACCTGAGCTTTTCAAGGTCTCCCGCCCTTCGAAGCCCCCTCTGCCTGCCGGCATCTCCCCCTCAAGGGAGAAATCGGCGGCGTCGCCGCTTGGCCCCTCACTCAAACGCCTGTGCAACTCGCCAAGCCGGACGATCGGGCGGCGAAGCCAGAGCGAGACCGATCTCCCCCCTTGAGGGGGAGATGCCCGGCAGGGCAGAGGGGGGTGCCTCGCTCCGGCCTCACCGGTAAGGGCCGCTCACTCGCGCGCCCCTCACAATCCCCTGATCCGCGGGGCATCACCTCTCCCGGCCAGAGCGTTCACCGCCCAGACCAGCGCGTCGAGCCGGTCCGGCGACCGACCGCCCGACAATCCGTCCGGGCCGAAATCGGCCATCTCGTCCTCGAGTTCGGGAAACCGCCCGGCATGAAGCACCCGGCCGCGTTCGTAGAGCGCGGCGACCGGCTCGGCGCGCAGCCACTTGCCGCGGCTCGCCCGCACCGCCTGGAACGGCGTGTCCGGCGCCGCGGCGCGGATCACCGCCTCGACCATGTCGCCGCCCTGGTTCACCTCGGCGACGATCCTGTCGGCCTGGAGCGCCTGATAGAGCGCGATCGCCGCCTCCGCCCATTCATGCGGTTTCGCCCGCCGCCGGCTCGCGTCGTAGAGAACGTAGATCGTCCCGTCCGCCCCGCGCCCAGCCGCGACGATACCGCAGGCGTCCGAGCGGGAGGTCGAGGTCGCCGGCGGGTCCACCGCCACGACGATCCGCTGCAGGTCCGGAGGGGCCGCGCAGCGCTGGCGCTCGATCTTGGCGATGTCGAACAGCGCGTCATCGCGCAGCGAGAGGATCTCGCCCATAAGTTCCTGGCGACCTAGCCGGGTGCCGCCGTAGCGCTCGGTCATCGCTGCCAGAAACCCCGGCGCGAGATGGGCGGTGTTTTCCGCCGTCGTCATGTGCGTCGCGACGGTCTGCGGGTCGGCGACCAGCCGCTTCAGAAGCGGGATCGGCCGCGGCGTCGTGGTGAACAGCGCCCGCGGATTCTCCCCGAGCCGCAAGGCCAGCTGGAGATTGTCGAAACAGGCCTCGCCATGCACCCATTTTGCCAGCTCGTCGCCCCAGGCGAGATCGAACTGATAGCCGCGCAGCGCATCCGGGTCCTCCGAGGAAAAGATCTGGGCGATCGCGCCATTGGCAAAGACCAGCCGCCGCCGGCTGGCCTCGAAGACCGGGCGCGGCCGGCCGGCGACGGCGAGAAGCCCGCTCTCCCCGTCGATCATCACCTCGCGGGCATCGGCGAGCGTCTCGGCGACGAGCCCGATCCGGCCGTGGGCGCGGGCCGCCAGCGGTGGCTCGCCCGTCGCCATCGCCTTCACCCACTCGGCGCCGGCCCGCGTCTTGCCGGAGCCGCGCCCCCCGACGATCAGCCACTGCCGCCAGTTGCCCGGCGGCGGCAGTTGTGCCGGACGGGCGGCGGACAGCCAGGCGATGCCGGAGCGATCGAGCACCGGCCCCGGTTGCTTGACGACGAGATTGTCCGCCTCGCCCCAGAATTGCGGGTCGGTCAGCCGCTGCGTTTTTCCCTCCAGCGCACCATCACCGCCAGCCGGGTCGTCGGCAGCTGCAACGCCGGCCGCCTGATCCCCCGCCGGGAGACCGGAAGGTGCCGCGCCAATCTCCGCGATAGCAACGATCTCCTTGTCATCCTCCGCCATCGGCACTCCGGCCGGCCGCAGAGCGGCAAGGCTCGTTCGCGTCCTCCTGCACATGCGCCGCGGTGTCGGCGTCGCGAGGCGCCCCGTCCAACCCCGACGATGGAGCGAACAGCCGGGGCCCGCCGATCCGCCTCGCGTCGAGTTCCCGCAGCCGGCGCATGAAGTCGTCGCGAAGCCGCAGCGTCTCGGCCTCGTCGTCCTGACCAGCCGCCGATTCTAGCGATCGCAGCTCTAAAAGTTTCTCCAAAGTGCGGGCGAGGAGGATCAGCGCATCGGCCCGCTCCTTGAAACCGCCGCGAGCGGTCGGCGCCTTCGACCCGGTAGCCGTCCTTCGGCGTGTGCCGCGATCAGCCGCCTTTCCGGCCGCCCTGCCGCGTCCCGGCGCGCCGCGGGCTGCTGCACTCCCGGCAGCAACGTCGGTTCCGCCTGCGGCGTCCACGCCGGCGCCGTCCGCCCTCGCCGCCGGCTTGCCGTCGCCAGCCGTGTCGATCGCCTTGCCCGCCTCAGGACTTCTGTCCTCATCGGTCGTTTCGAGCCGCTCGACCTCGCGCGAGAGGAGAGCGAAGAGCCGGTCCGACAACAGCCTCGCCAT